GGCTGTAAAAAGTGGTATCAGACTTGGCTCCGATGATAAGCCATACGACTATATTGGATTTGAGAAACTAGAATTGTTAGCCTACATCGAGCAGTTAATTTCACAGGCTGAGCAGAAGGCTGTTATGCAATTTGACCAAGATATAAAGAGCGTCCTAAGCTTCCTTGATGGGAATGTGGAAAAAGAGAAAATAGCAAATTACATTAGAAAATATATCGTACCTGTATTGCGTAAGTTGCAGGGCATGGCAGAGGATAAGTTTGGGGGAAAGGGGAAATGAATGAGCAAACAGAAGAAACTCTTCCTTGGTATTTTCTGTTGATCTGTATTTTGGTATTACCGTTTGAATTGCTTAGGAATAAAATTCGTGATATATTTAAACTATGGTAAAGCGTATACAATTACAAGATAGTGACACTAGCAGAAATAAGCTCACAGAGCAAGTGGACGCTTCCTTACTAGCGATAAATACCCTACTTCTTAGCAGACTCCTTGAGATGAGGGAACTAAAGAAGATGACAGTCAGGCATTTGGCAAGAATATCAGGCGTTAGTGAACCAAGTCTATTTGAATGGATCCGTGGGGATTACTTATTTGAGCGTTGGCGAACTCTTTACAGAGTTGCTGTTGCTCTAGGTGTTAAGATTAAAGTCCTTCCATAATGCAGAATTTGTTTATATCGTATCTGCTAATAATCACAGCCTTCTTTTTCGCATTCGTTGTTGCAAAGGTAATCGGAAAGCTAGAAATGCGACTTATGGTTCTGAAGTCAATGCAAAGACTAGTTGCGCTCAAAGAAGCAAAAATCAAATCTGGTCGTTTGGCAGGGAATATTGAAATGGCAGACCTAATGAGAGCTGACGGATACATCGATGCAATGAAGGATATCACTAAATTACTGACAAACAAGCGTGAACAAGATTAAAAGAATAGCTTTCTTAGGAAATTTCACGGTTGATTACTGTACTGAAGTTCATCACGCTAAAACATACGAGAGGCTTGAAATTGAGGTCATTCGACTTCAAGAAGGGGTTACGACTGTTGCTCAGATCCGGGAGGCGATGAAAACTTGTGACGCATTTAACTGGACTCACACCCACGGCTGGAAGACTGAAGGTGTTGAGGTTCTGCTTGCAGAGCTTAAAGAACAAGGAAAACCAACGTATGGATACCACCTTGACTTATGGCTCGGTATTGCACGAGAAAAGGACTTAGAAACCGATCCATTTTGGCAGGTGCAGTACTTCTTTTCAGTTGACCCTGATATGGTCGCACTTCTGAATAGCCGTGCAGATATGCCTAAGGCTTTCTATTTACCAGCTGGAGTATTCGAAGACGAATGTTACATGGCCAAGCCGAATTACGAAAAATATCCGCACGAAGTAATCTTTGTTGGTTCAAAGGGATATCATCCCGAATGGCCGTACAGACCGCAACTCATAGAGTGGTTACAAAAGACTTACAAATCTAGTTTTGCTCAATATGGTGGCGGTGGCCTTCCAACAATCAGAGGTCACGAATTAAACGTGTTATATGCCTCAGCAAAAGTAGTTGTCGGCGATACTTTATGCCCGAATTTCACCAAACCATATTATCTTTCTGACCGAGTCTTTGAAACCACTGGAAGGGGTGGGTTCTTGATTCATCCCTATGTTGAGGGAATTAATTGTCTATTTAATACATATAGGCTTGGCAAGAATATTAGCAATGATGTGACGGAGCTCGTGAGCTATGAGTATGGTAACTTTGAGCAGTTGAAGTTATTAATTGACCTGTTTTGCATGGATGATATGTTGAGAACCGCAGTACAACAAAAAGGTCATGAACGCACGAAACGGGATCACACTTATACGCAGAGGTTAACTAAGCTTATTCAAACACTCGAAAATGAGTCAGGAAATTAAAACTACGAAGATTATTAAGACCTCGATGGCTGGCCCATTCGAAGATCATATTTGGAAGTACGAGTTGCAATTACCTGAGTGGCTTTCGAGGTGGGATGTATATGATTACTGGGAACAGGAACGAATCTTTAGCATTGAAAAGGAACTTAAACGAGGTGATATTCTTTTTGATGTTGGTGTTGAGTCCGGCTGGCTTTCTGCTCTATTTGCGAAGTACATTGTTGGTGGTGAGAATATGGTACTCTTTGAGCCTTCAGATAAATACTGGCCAACAATCAAACAAATATGGGAAGCTAATAATTTGTCTTTACCTAAGGGATGTTACCAAGGCTTTATTGGTGCAGAAAACAGGAAAATCAAAGGCAAGATTTATAAGAAAGTCAACGGATGGCCTGCTTCAGTCGAGGGCATTCAAATAGGATCAGGAATGCCGTATGCGTATATTCACAATGATAGCGACAAGAAGCGAATCCCAACTATTATGCTCGATCGTTGGAGTGAGAAGTATGATGTGTTACCGGATGGAGTTACTATAGATGTCGAAGGAGCGGAAATGGGTGTGCTAAGGGGTATGAGTCATATTCTTATGACAAAAAAACCACTCGTTTGGGTATCGATTCACCCGGATTTAATGCTAAAGAACTATGGAGTTTCTGATAAAGGACTTTATATGTGGATGGAGAAGCTTGGTTACAAATACGAGATACTTGCAACCGACCATGAAACGCACGTATATTTTTATCCAAAAGCAGCATGAATAGAGTAGAATTTGAGCGTGAATATTGGGAAAGTGAGGCAAATGGTGGACATATTGACAGTGCAGTTTGTGATGCCGGCCTAGAGCAAGATTGCTTTAATGCCATTCACGGACATTTGAAGTATTGGAAAATTCTAGAGATTGGTTGTGGTATCGGTAGAATGATTAATGAAATAGCAAGGCATAATGATTATCGAAAGTGCTCATTTTACGGAGTAGATATATCGGAATCAATGTTAAAGAGTGTCAATAAATACGTGCAACCAAGACAAAAAGTGGAGTATAAACTGAATGACGGTCGTTCGATTCCGTATCCTGACAAAACTTTCGACTCGATATATTCGCTCGCAGTGTTTCAGCATATCGATGACGCGGGCGTTAAAGTTTACCTCGACGAGGCTAAAAGGGTACTGAAAGACGATGGAGTACTTAGATTCCAGTATGTGTCCGGGGACGAGAAAATAGCTTTTTCTTGGCAAAGGCACAACTCAGAAATGGCAGAGTGGTTGAGGAACACAGGACTCGATCCTGTCTCCATTGACAGCGGACTTGTATTCCCGAACTGGGTATGGATAACAGCAACTAAAGTAGCTCAGGTAAACAAGTGAAAATCCCTGTATATTTCAAGAGTTACAAATCCGAAACACCTAATGATGGATATTGGGATTATGGATTGATTAAGGATTTAATGAGCGATCAATTATGGAAACCTGTGAACGGATATGAGTTTGAATTTGATTATAGCAATTTACCTTTGTCTCGTGTCAATCGTGTAGTACCGATGAGGGGAATGGATGGTGGAGTTGTCGTTATTCCTGCAAGGTATCATTTTGATAAGATTGATGAGATCAATGAGGATATTAAGTCATTGAAGTGGGTGATCGTGATGTTGATTGGGGATGAGGATGGAAGTTTCCCTACAGAGAAATTAGTTCATGATCGGATGAAGGTTTATTTGATGTTACCTCATGGGAAGAGGGAAAAGGTCGATAGGTATCTTCCTAATGGCTATCCTGAAGGGATGAGAGAAGTGATGAAGGAATATGGGAATGAGTTTTTGGAGAAAAAGAATGGATGGTTTTTTGCTGGTCAGGTTACTCATAAAAGAAGGATCGAGTGTATTGAGGGATTGAGGGATGTTGATACCAACAACGGGCTGTTAATAGAAACGGAATCGTTCACGAAGGGAATTAAGAAGGAGGATTTTTGGAGGGAAATGGTTAGTTCAAAAGTAGCAGTTTGTCCTTCGGGTGCTGTTGTTCCTGATAGTTTTCGGTTATATGAAGCGTTGGAGGGTGGTTGTTTTCCGTTGGTCGATAATTTGCCACCTAATAAGAAGATTGATGATTTTTGGAGGTTGATTTTCGGAGATAGAGAGTTGCCCTTCACCTTGGTCAATTCTTGGAAGAGAATTAAGGATACTATTAATTTTCATAATGATGTTTATCCCCATACTGCGAATAAGGTTTATGCTTGGTGGCAGAATTATAAGAGAGAGCTGGTCTATAATTTAAGGGATGATATATTCACTTTTGTGGGAAGCCCTGAAAGGAATGGGTTGATCGACAATATTACTGTTGTTATTCCATCATCGTTTATAAAATCTCATCCTAGTACCGAGATTATTGAAGAAACCATTAGGAGAGTGAGAGAACATCTTCCTGAATGCGAGATCATTATTACTTTCGATGGGTTGAGGGAAGAATATAGGGTTTTTCGTTCGCAGTATGATGAATATATTCGGAGAATGTTATGGAAGTGTAATTTTGAATATAAGAATGTATTGCCCGTTGTGTTGGAGAATCATGAACATCAGATTGGAGAGTTTAGGGCTGTTATCGGGATGGTTAAGACTTCAATGGTTCTTTATAATGAACACGATACCCCTATTTGTGAAGAGATTCCATTTGAGAAGATGGTCGGTATTATTGAGAAGGGAGAAGCGAATGTTATCAGGTTGCATCATGAAGCCCTTATCTTACCTGTGCATAGGAATCTCATGTTGGATTCTTCTCCGATAAATGTGATGGGAGTACCGATGGTTCGAACTGGCCAATGGTCGCAACGACCTCATCTTGCATCAACTGATTTCTATAAAAAGATATTGTTTGAATTCTTTAAACCCGATGCTTATGGAATGATTGAGGATGGTATATTGGGAAGAGTTCAGGAATCCTTTTATAGGAGAGGTCAGGCTGGATGGAATGAAAATAAGGTAATGATTTATGCTCCTGAAGGGGATATGAAAAGAAGTTATAATTTGGATGGAAGGGAAAGCGAGAGTAAGTTTGAAGATACATTTAAATATTAATTAATTCAGAAGAATATGAAATTAGGAATATTATGTTATGCCTCTCAAACGGGGCTTGGATATCAGACGAAGGACTACGCCGAACACCTGAACCCGTCAAAGCTCATGATAATTGACCTTTCGCAATACAATAAAATGCCAATATTCAGAGATTGGTACAAGGACTTTAATACGCAGTGGGTGAGCGGTATTCCAACAACGCAGGATATAGATAGATTCCTTAACGCTCTAGATGTTGTGTTCATGGCCGAAACTCCTCTCAATAATTACCTATTTGAAGCAGCAAAGGCACGAGGCATCAAGACAGTCAACGCATACAACTATGAGTTTCTAGATTATTTCAGGCATCCTGAGTGGCAGGGGCCGACTGTCTTGGCAGGGCCGACTGTGTGGAATATTGATATTGTTAAAGGGCTTGGTAAGAGTGATGTTATTCACCTTCCTGTACCGATACAAATTGACCATCCAGCGAGGCAAATAAAGGAGTGCAAAACACTCTTTCACATAATCGGCCGACCAGCAGTGCATGACAGGAACGGCACACTCTCATTCCTTGAAGCAGCGATGCGACTTGGTAATGAATTCAATTACATCGTGTATTACCAGACTCCCTCCGACCCAAGAGCCATTGAATATTTCGCGCCCGTGAAACAAAAGCTAGAAGAAGTCAGAAAACATCTCGCTCACCTTTCGTATTTCACTGACACAGAAAACAATGCCGACCTATTCCAGAACGGCGATCTCTTAATTCTACCGAGACGATACGGAGGACTGTGTTTGCCAATGCAGGAAGCTCTCTCTTGGGGTGTCCCTGTGGTCATGACTGACGTATCACCAAATAACGCAATACTGCCAGAAAAATGGCTCGTGAAATCGGCCCAAAAGGACACGTTCAGGGGCCATGCCGATATTCTGGTATATGAAGCAGATGTCGAGGCTTTGGTGGCCAATATTACCCAATTTAAAGATGTAGAGTTCATACAAGAGCAAAGCAGAGTCGCAAGACAAATAGCGGAGTCCCAATCATGGGAAGTCTTAAAACCACGATATTTACAATGCTTCTCAGAATAGTCATGCCTTTTTCTCGGGAGGACAGGCTCGAAATAATGGCGAAACAGATTAGAGAATTAGAGGTGGGCGATTATGAAAAACACCTTCTGATTGTCTTGGACAATCCCAGGATTAGTCAGGAGAAGATACAGAGAATTTTCAAAGACATTAATTTCGAATGCATTGCAACCAAGTGGCCGGAGGAACCTAATAGCCACAATGTAATTCAACGTAGAGCTAGGATTACTCATGTATGGAACATTATCAGAGAGTATATGCAGGATAAAACTGACTTAGTGCTGGGCATTGAAGACGACGGCAATTTCAAGCAGGGAGATTTCCTTACTCTAGAGAGCACGTTCAAAGACAGGTACATAAACACCTATTGCAAGTGCGGATTCGTTTCCGGAGTGGAAGCTGGGCGCTGGGGGTATAAGATGCTTGGGGCGTGGCGCAGAAAGGAGAATGGCAATATGGTAACAGTACCGTTTAAAGAGCACGGAATAGAACAGGTACACGCTGCAGGCTTTTACTTCTTCGTTACAACAGCGGAGGCGATAGCCTCCTGTGAGGGGTTCAAATACAACTTCTTCGGCCCAGACGTGAACTTCGGTCTTGCAATGAGTGACAATGACTACTTCAACTTCATAGATTATTCGGTAAAAGTAGGCCACGACAACTCAATTAGGGTCATTGAACCTGATGCAGAGTGCATAGTGCTAGAATATAAAAAGGAAACAGATCGGATATGGCACTTAATAGAAGGAAAAGTGTAAACGGTTAACCTATAGTAATTTATGTATACACGTCTGTGAATAGGGTAGGGTAGCGGTGAAATGCCGAAGAAGGCATAAAAATGGCATTTTGGCACACCTACCAGTAGAGTAGGGTAGTGTGGTGATTGTAGTAGGAGTAACGATAAAAAGATAAATTAATTTGATTAATCATGAGTGAAGAGATTAATAGTCCCATAGTCGAGAATGTTACAATTGATAAACCGATGGAGATTCAGTCTGAGAATGTAGTAGCCCCCACAGATGGAGAACAAGTAAAGGTAGAGCCTATAGCAATTGATAATTTGACAAATCAATCAATTTCGAATCAATCTTATGAGCCGGCAGGACAAAGGGGAGGATTCAGAGAAGGTGCAGGAAGAAAAGAAGGCTCTAAGAATAAAACAACTCTAGCAACTCGTGAAGCACTTAGGGCTTTTCAGGAGCGTGTTCGCTCTAATGTCGATAAGTTGTTCAATGCACAACTTGCAATTGCAGTCGGCAATCATTTTCTTTTCAGGGTGGATATCAGTGAAGATGATAAAGGCAAGCTAAAAAAAACGAATGTTCTTGTAACAGATCCAGAAGAAATTAAGAAGGCGTTAGACCAAAATCTTATTGACGGAAACGATTACTATTTTATATCGACAAAGTCTCCAGATAATAAGGCGCTTGAAAGTTTACTTGACCGTGCGTTTGGGAGAGCTACTCAGCCAGTAGAGTTGGAAGCTCCGCAATTGCAAAACGGAGTAGAGCAGTTACAAAGAATTTCTGAAGATTTAAGAAAACTAGTACCAAAATCTGATGGAACCACTCCTGATAGCCCGACAGACAGCTAAAGACCTAGTAAAAACGTTCTTCAAGAACGATAACGGTGATCCATTTATACTGACAGATGGGCAAGCCGACTTATTTATGATAATCTTCACGAGGAAATTTCCACGTAATCAGGTGATTGCTGCTACTCAGTATGGTAAATCTGATACGGTTGCAATGGCTCTCCTGATGCGTGTTACCACTTTTAACGAGCGTTTTGCTATCATTTCTGGGCAGATGGATAAGTCGATGATTATAATGGGACGTGTTATTCAACATGCATTCGACCATCCACGCTTCTTTACTCTACTCGAACTCGATGCGAATATGCCCCTCGATAGATTACGCAGGGAGCGCACAAAGGATTCACTCTCATTCAAAGGCGGTGGAGCTATTAAAGCATTCACTGCAAATACAAAGAACAGCCAAGCCGTGCGAGAAGCATTAACTGGTTTCGGAAGCCCTAATATTATTGAAGATGAAGCATCGCTTGTTCCTGATGATGTACAGGCGATGGTTTTACGTATGCTCGGTGGCCATAAAGACCAGTTCCTCTTAAAGATTGGTAATCCGTTCTATCGTAATCATTTCTATCGTAGCTGGAACAATCACAACTACAACAGAATATTCATTGACTATAAACAGGCACTGCGAGAGGGCCGCTACTCCGCTGACTTTATTGAAGAAATGCGAGAGGAAGCATTCTTTGATGTTCTTTACGAGTGTAAGTTCCCCGACAGAAACAATCTACTTACGGGTGGATATCAAGTACTAATCCCCGAGGAGCTACTTGAAAAGTCGTGGATTACCCGTGAAGAAGCAGAAGAAAAGGGAATGTTTAAGTTTAGAAAGCGACTCGGTGGTGACTTTGCTGGTGGTGGTAACGACAGAAGCTCTTATGTTCTGCGCACCAAGAAAGTTATGTGGCTTCACAGCACTAATAAAATTGCCGATACAATGCAACAAGTACCTATTGTTGAGGACATTGCGAAGAAGTATGAGCTGGAGGACTTTGATATTTCACTCGATGCTGGTGGATTAGGCCAAGGAGTAAGCGATCGTCTCAAAGAAAAGGGAATGGAAATTAATGCGATAATGTTTGGTCAATCTGCACCCGAAGATGAGTCAGACAAGTTCATTAACATGCGTGCGTACATGTATTATCGATTGCTGCGATGGCTTAAGAAGGGTGGAAGAATTGTGAAAGATGATAGATTTTTAGAGTTACTCAGTGTAAACTATAAAAGCGATAGTGAACGCCGATTTAAAATACAGCCAAAGGAAGATTTGAAGAAGGTCATGAAAGACTTAGGAATTAAAGCGAGTTCGCCAGATGTCGCAGACTCTGCAGCATTGACTTTCGCTGATAATTCTCAAATCACTACTGCGGATGATATAGCTTTTATTGGATAAAACAAATATGAATATATTTCAAACTATAGGTAAAGCAATTCAGGATACAATGGGATGGTATCCAATGGGGGAAGGTGGAGCATTTAGCATTTTCGGGGACTGGTCGCGGGGAGCGGTTTCGAAGCGCAAACTACTCGAGGAATATCGTGGTCTAGTTTACTCCTGCATCACTACACGTGCGCAGGATGTAGCGCAATACGAACCCTATGTATATCGACCGAGTCAAACGGTTAATGGGGAACATGTGCGTGTAAAAGACCATCCGCTTATTCAACTATTCGAGAATCCAAACACAGAACTTTCGCAGTATGAGCTATTTGAGGCTACACAGACTTATCTAGATCTAACAGGAGAAGCGTTTGTTTACATTGTTGTTGGGCAAGTGACAGGCAGACCAAAGTATATTTCTGCAGTTATGAGGCCGGATAGAATGAGTATTGCAATAGATAAAGGCGTTATTGTCGGTTATGTTTATAGAACCTCGAAGGGTGATGATATACCATTTGAGCCTAATGAAATTCTACACCTCAAGATATTCAGTCCTACTGACCAAACGAGAGGCTTCGGCCCTGTCGAAGGCGGAAAATTATACGTTGATATTGAAAACGAAACATCATTATTCCAATGGGGAGTTCTTAAGAATCAAGCAGCACCTGCGGGTATTCTCTCGATTAAAGGTAAAGCCTCTAAGGAAGCATTTAAAAAGATTCAGGAACAATGGAAGGAGAAATATACTGGCGCTAATAACGCTGGAAAGACAGTCTTTGTACGAGCCTCTGAAACCGAGTTTACTAAGGTGGGACTTTCACTTACTGACATCCAAATACCGGAACTTACTCGTGTTAACAACGAGAGAATCAGAACCCTCTTTAAAGTGCCAATGGAAATATTAGGTACAGCACCGGGAAGCGGATTAGGTCGATCCGGCATTGAGGCTATTGAATACATCTACGCAAAACGTACAATTGACCCTATTTATAACCGTTATGATGATGCATTAACTACCCTACTTCGAAGATATTGGGGCGAAACAGACACTAGAGTAGGCCACGTCTCTCGTATTCCTAAGGATGAAGCCTCAATGCTCGCCGAGAACGTTGCTGCAGTTGATAAGTGGATGACACGAAACGAAGTGCGACAACAGAAAGGACTCGCACCTATTCTGGGTGGAGATGTGTTATATGTTCCATTCACAAACGCACCGCTTGAAGTTGCTAATGAAGCACAACCTGCAGTTGCACCGACAAAATCGCTAAAACATAAACACAAGCATATTCATACAGCTGAAAAGGCACGAAGAAACCTCTTTTTAGCACTAGATAAGCTTGAGGCCAACAGCTCGAACCTCATGCGCAGGGGACTTCGAAGTTTACTTGACGAACAGAAGAAAGAAGTCATTGCTTTGGTAGAGCGCTATACGTCTAAGAGCATTGAAAAGGGAGTAAAATACGATGGCGTTCATTTCGAATTGGAGTTTAGTGATGAAGAGGTATCGCTAAATCTTGTCGCATGGCTACTCAGTGCGTTCGTGAAATCGGGTGAAACAGCTCTTGAAGCACTAGGCAAACCATCAGCAGAATTCATACTACAGCAAGCACAGCGTAATGGGATATTCAACTCCACAGAACGTTTAATGAAGTCTTTTAACGCTGATACTACTCGACTCTTACAACAGCAAATTTCTCAGGGTCTAGAAAAAGGTGAACCGATCGAGCAAATAACGCAACGAGTAGGTGACGTCTATTCTGAGGCGAAGGGATTTAGAGCTACACGAATTGCTGATACAGAGGTTCACAAAACAGTCAATTTTGCTAATGCAGAGGTTTATAAAGACCAAGGTTATACTCGACTCGCTTGGGAACCAAACCCAGATGCTTGTGAATTCTGCGAGGCGATGGCTGGCCAAGAAGTAGATATTGGAACTCCGTTTGTTCCTGAAGGTGGAAGCGTTGCCGGCAAAGATGGTGGTGAATATAATAACGATTATGCTGATGTAAGTTATGCGGACTTACATCCTCATTGTAAATGTAGGTTGGTACCAATCAAATGAAAAACGTCTATTGCCCGAACTGTAAAAAATTGTTATTCAAAGCAAAAATTGCTAATATTGAGGTGATGTGCCACGGTTGTAAACGACTTGTGACAATCAACTTCGTTACTAGCGAAGGATTGATGGGAGCAAGCTTAATTAATTACGAAAAAGATGCCGTTCAAAATGAAAAAGAAAGTTAATGAGAGAGTCGACCTGACTGCAGGTATTGAGGTTGTCGCTGTTACAAAGGGATTAGAATCGAAATCAAAAGCAGCGCCAAGTGCAGATTTGGGCGAAGGTGAGATTGATGTAGTTGTCAGCAATGCAACTCTAGATCGTCACGGTGAGAAGATTGTCGTTAACGGAATTGATACATCGCAAATAAAGCGCAATCCAACCGTATTATGGGCGCACGAATACTCAGACCTTTCAATAGGAAAGATAACGAAACTATGGAAAGACGCAGGAAACCTTATGGCTAGAATCCACTTTGCTTACGACATCTACGAGTTCGCAAATACCGTATACCAGATGGTGCTCGGTGGGTATATTAACGCAGTTTCAATCGGCGGTATTGTTCGAGAGTGGAACGATGACTTTACAGTAATTAAGCAGCTCGAAATGGTTGAACTCTCAGTAGTACCTGTTGGAGCGAATCCTGATGCACTCGTTATGGCCAAGTCAGCATTTAAGAAATCAGACTTTGAAAGCATTGGAATATCACGATCTGAGTTCAAAAAGCAGTATTCAGACGCGCTTAGTAAAGCAGCTGCTCTTGACAAGGTCAGTCGACTATCAGAGAATGATAGAAATAAGTACCTAGTAAATCTTAAAGAATTAGTAGGTATGTTGGAGGGAGCGAAACCTGCAGAGCACATTGATGCCAAGGATGAACAACCGACAATAAGGCGGGTTATATTAAGTTCTAAACAATAAAAACAAATGAAACTCACAGCAGAACAGTTGGCGAGACTAAAAGCATTACAAAGTGCTAAAGTTGCAGGTCTCGAATTAAGCGTTAAAGACGCAAAAGAATTATCTGACCTCGAAGCATTGAAAGCGAAGTCTGGTGACATTGAAGTTACCGATGAAGCACTTGATGCTATCACTGCGAAATCAGTTGAGGCAGTAAAAGCAGCGAACGAAGAGTTTATGAAGAAACTTGAAAAAATTGAAGGTGTCTTGGACAAGAAAATCAAAGATGCTTCCGATGAAGGCGCAGACTTTGGTGTTACTAAGTTCCTCTATTTCACACGAGCAGCGATTGACCTTGTCAGCATGAAGGCTGAGAAGAAAAGCTTAGTCGAGTGGAACACGAAAGCGTTAGAGCTACGTGCAAAAGCAGGATATAACAACGAAACGGTTGATGCAGATGGTGGCTACTTGATTATGGATCCTGAATTCGAAGTTGCAATTGAGAAGATTGCTTTGAATTACGGTATCGCATTCTCAGAAGCAACTATCCGACCAACAGATAGAAATGCTATCAAGTCTAATAAGCGTGGTAGTAATGTAGTCATGGCCGAAGTTGCAGAAGGTGGAATTAAGGCTGCTTCTAAACTCGGGATCGAACAGGTATTGGTTGAGCTTCGTGAATTTGCAGGGTATGCAATTTCATCTGACCTTCTTATCGAAGATGCAGCGCTCGACTTTTGGATGGATGTACAAGATGGCTTTGCAGAAGAAATGGCTCGTATTGCAGACATAATGGTCTTCACTGACCGAACCGCTAACAAAGAAGGTATTTTGCATATTGCCGGAACTAAAGCAGTAACGATCGGTGCAAACCCAACAGATGCTATTTGGGATAACCTACTTGATGCAGAAGTGATGGTGTCAACCAGAACAATGCAGCTTGGTAGTTGGTACATGCATAAATCATTCTGGAACGTTATCAGAAAGTGCAAAGGAACTGATGGTCACTATCTCTGGCTCCCGTCGATGGGTATGCAAACACCATGGGGTACTCGTATCGTATTAGTTGATGCAATGCCAGCAATCACTGACATTGGAGATGCTAACGAAGGTTACGCAGTATTCGGTGATTTGAAGCGAGTTCGTCTCTACAGAAAGCGAGGGATCGAGTTCTTGGAATCACGACACGCAACAGTTACTGACGCAGACGGTGTAAGCATAAACCTCTTCAAACAGGATATGACTGCACTCCGAGCAACCGTAAGAATGGTTGTGATGCACAAGTTCCCAGAGGAATTTGTTGTTGTCGGTACTGGGACGGTAAGCTGAGTAATCGGCGATTAAGGATAGAACTGGGGTGGGGCTTTAATTAGCTCTGCCCTTTTTCTACTTATGTGGCATAATAGAGAATGCTTAAGAAGAGCGACATTTATCATTCTGCTATTCTCGAGCCTGAATTAACTAAAGGTAAAAAGAAAAATGGATTACACAACTCAGGCGGACATCGAGGCTCAGATAAAAAGGGTATTAACCGCAAACGAACTCGTCATGCTTCCAAGCTGGCTTGCAGCAGTAAAGGCCTACATTGACAGTTATACTGGCAGTTCATTCGATACAACTCCGTCACTTTCCACGATGTATTATCCGGGGGGAAGTAAGATTATTGATATTGACCCTTGTACCGATATCTCTAGTGTGAAATTGCTTGATAGTTCTTTAACTGAAGTCGACACATATATTCTTCACGAGCAATACGAAGCACTCCCACAAAATGATGACATTAAAACATGGCTAGAAAGCCGATCGGGTTGTTTTCCAGCAGGCCTTGCTCGTATTGCTGTTACAGCTAAGTTTTCTCTGGGTGCACTTCCAGATGACATTAAGTTCGTTGCGACTACCCTAGTCTCTGGCATGGTGGTAGAGGGTATGAATGGTAAGTTAATGTCCGAAGGAATCGAGGGCTACAGTAGGGCCTTTGCGGTTTCATTGGCATCGGGTGAACTATCAACTAAAAAAGATATAATTGATGCCATATTGGCCGGTTACATAAAGGATGACATATTAATATAATGCTCGAAGAATACTTAGTACAAGCGTGTTACGTTATAACGATGGGTCGCAACGAATATAGCGACTATACTGAGGTGTCCCGTGTTGCTGAGGCTTGTAGATTTAGGGAAATAACAACTCTTCGAAGAGCGCCACAGCAAGAGATACTGGATTCTGATGCGTTACTGCACCTTGCTCCAACAACCAGTGTCGTAAAAGGTTCGATTATCAATTTCGAGGGTACTTACTATCAAGTCGAACGAATTACTTTCGCACGAAGATTAGGTGAAACAGAGGTACAGTTTGTGAAAGCCGATCTAAAGGTAACCGATGTGAATATATCATGAGCCTCATCTTTACGGACAGATCCGAAGAGTTTGTTAGAAAAAACAAAGGTGTCATGGACTCAGCATTATCAACTATGGCAGACGATGGCGTTCTGAAAGTGAAACAAACCGTGCCTATTGGTGAAACCGGCAAACTTTCGGATAATACAACGCACGAACGGCTCGATATAATGAAACATCGTATCAAAGTTGAAACTCCTTATGCTGCTTATCAGGAGGCCGGGAAGCGAAAAGACGGCACGCATATTGTGAAAAAGTACTCAACGCCGAATACTGGTAAGGGTTTCTTACGCAAGGCTGGCGATTACCTAGAGAAGAATGCACTCGAATATCTAAAACAAGCTGTGCAGAAATTTAGAAAATCAGTATAATAAAACATGGAATCATTTGCATTTGCCCTTTGCACGTTACTAGCACCAAATATCCCCGGTTTGACATTCGGCCCGGGTGATTCGAACGTAAAGGTTGGCGAGCTGGTTCGTGGCATTGATGGCGTATTCGTAGTTGAGGGAGCATCCCCGGAGCCGGATAGATACACTGCAGTTGAGTACCACACTCTAGATTTCTGGGCAGTGTTCAAAAATGCGAAGGTGGCGAGCGACTATTTGAGAGCCATTTACGACTACCTACATCAGAAACATCACTATAATACTGACTCTTACACTGTTCACTTCTCATATTGTGCTGGCCAGATACTAGATCTTGACCGTGACGGTGAGGGTAGAAAAATGTTGAAGCTTAGTGTAGTATTTATTATCACAGGGTTAATTTCATAAAACAAAATTTATGGCACTAAATACAAACAACCTAAGAATTGGCGCATACGAGGCATTCTTCAAAGAAATCTCATTGGGCCACACAAAAGGTGGAAGCACCTTAACTATTGAACGAAAAATTGTCGATATGACAGTCGATAAGTGGGGAGATACTCCAGTCGACAAAGTTATTGTTGGTACGCGTGCCAAAGTGAAGCTTATTCTTGCAGAACCAGTCGAAGCAATCCTCACAAAAGTACTCCCAGAAGGTGCTTATACAGACGGAGGCGGTGATGATAAGTTAGGCTTCGGCTGTAGTGCAGGATATTCACTACTCGCAGGTGCAGGACTTATTCGTTTACATCCTAATCGTTTGGTTGCATCTGATCGTTCAGAAGATATTTATCTATTCAAAGCAGTCTCTGCAGGCGAATCAGTCGAATTACCATTTAAAGTTGACGAACAATTGGTCTTTGAATCGACATTTGAGGCCTTAGTAGATGAAACACAACCAGAAGGAACAATCCTTGGCCGAATTGGTGATGAAGATATTTCTTAACCAATAGAAATATGGCTGACCAACACATAGATCTAGACCTCTCAACAGTAGAACAACCACAAGCACACATCCGTATGCCTTTGAATGATAATCAAAAAGCTCGTATAAAAAAAGGTGAGCAAAATGTAGAAGGCGATACTGTAATTCTCACATCCCCCTCACTGCAGTCGTTAATCAGGCTGGGCACAATGATGAAGAAGTGGAAAAAAGTGTCATCAGACAGGAAAAACGAAAAAGGCGGCACGCTTAATGCAGAGGAAACTTTAGATCTCGTTGAAGAATTCATCAATAATATTGAGGCGATTATCCCCGCAATTAAAGGGTATGAGCTGTCAATTGATAATCTCATGTCGGTTGTAACTGTTGCCATGGGACTTGCGAAACCGGCACAGCTTAAGGAACTCGAACGAAGAGGAATCTCGGTAAACACTCATAAAAAAAAAGCTACAATCTCATCCGTGAGATAGCTTGGTTTCTTCATTTCTATCCAGGATATACATACGATTCGCTCATGAATGAATCGGCATTTGTTTTTTTTACACTACTTAACGAATCCTACGCTGTCGATGCAGGAATACGACTGACTGATATGGCAGTTGTGAGCTTTCCGCATTTAGAGCAAGGCAGTGGCAAAGAGGTGTTGGACTCGTTCAAAAGTCGCACAGATGATATACTAGATTTATCTGAGGAAAATCAGTCGACTACCGAAGAAATAAAAAAAGCATTTAATCAGAGGTAATAAAGAACTATGTCAGAATCAATAGGAGGAGTACACTACGATTTAGATCTTCAAGATAAAAAATTTGAAGGTAAAGTTACCAAAGCAAGAGGCTTAATGGGTGGACTTCGTGGCTCGTTTAAAGACGCCGAGCAAGGTTCGAATGCTCTTCTTGCCGGTGTTACGGGACTCGCAGTTGGGATTGTCGCATTCGGGGTTAAATCCGTTGCTGCTTACCAAGACTCTCAAACCGCACAGGCACAGTTGGAACACGCAGTTATTGGCGTATCAAAGGCTACAAAAGAACAGCTAAAACAGACAGGATACCTCGCTGAAAGATTGTCTGCAAAAGGAGTCCTTGATGATGATGCGATTAAAACGGGGCTTGCACAGCTTTCCACATTTGGACTTACGAATAAGGCAGTACAAAACTTGGGAGGATCGCTTGCTGACTTAACGGTAAATCAGTTCGGCGTAAATGCTTCTGGTGAACAGGTTGCACAGTCGGCGAATATGATTGCAAAAGCACTTAACGGTCAATTCGGAGTACTGGAAAAGTCAGGTATCCGCTTCACTGATGCGCAAAGGAAGATGATTCAGTTCGGGAAAGAATCAGACAAAGTCAAAGCAATCACCAAGGGCTTTGCACAAAACTTAAAATTTACAAACGAAGTAGCAATGCAAACATCCCAGGGTCTCGATGCGCATCTTGGAGTACAGTTTGGCAATATTCAGGAACAGATTGGGGAGGCCATCGATAATGGACTTACTCCTTTCAAGGAACAATTAGTTGAGTTAATGGATAATATACTTGGCGATGGAACGGTGTGGGATTATTTTAACAATCTACTTGACGATAATAAGGCAGCGCTTTATATGGTTGCAGGAGCAATTACAATCGCATTACTCCCAGCATTAACAGCACTGGCTGCGAGTTTATGGGCCACAATGGCTCCTCTTCTTCCCTTTATCGCCGTTGGTGCACTCCTTGGGTTAGCTCTCAAGTTACTCGTTGACAAATTCGGTGGCTGGGATAATCTGATGAAGGCCGTAAAGACAACACTCAAACAGTTGTGGGACATTATATCTCCAACACTAATTCCTGCACTTAACAATTTAAAGGAAGCGTTTGTTGGTAAAAATGGGCTAATTCCTGCACTTAAGAAATTGTGGGACATCCTATCGCCTATATTAATACCTGTATTGAAGTTTATAGCACAGGTTATCGGTGTTGTTTTGTACGCAGCTTTCTTGGCCATTGTTTACGTGATTGGCCTTGTCATTAAGAGTGTAACCCTTTCGATTGATCGGTTTAACTCAATGTGGAAGGGAATAAAAGACGGAACTGCAAAAGTGGTGGGATGGTTTGCAGGCTTGCCCAACTCCATTACGCAAGCAATAAAGAACATTTATAACGCGATAATGCAGCCGTTTTGGAAGGCTTGGGATGACTTGAATTATTTAATGACCAAGATTAAGAAGAAAATTAATGACGCACTTAATCCATTTGTACGTCATTCTCCTTCTTTAGTTGACTGGATACATAAGGGCGCAAACGAAATGACAAATACTTACGCAGACATGTTTACGGAATTAGCCTCAATTTCGGCCCAGAATCGAATGGGCATGGCGGGAGCAGTGAAAACAGTTTCAGGAGCTGTTGAGGGAAGGCAGGGATCCCTTTCTGCGGGGCAGGTTACCAATGTGACGATACCTCTCACGGGCGTACTTGCGAGTAGTGCAGGTGAGCTACGTGAAATTGGTTTTAGAATCAAAGAAGTAGTTGATCAGGCATTGAGGGCAAATGGGCCACAAGTTAAGATAATACGTTGATAGAATGAACGAAGCATTAGATATGTCGATTTATATTAATGGCCAGAAGCTGGCTAACTATTCGAATTGTACTCGTGACTACAAGGCACACGAGACGGTAAATGAAACGTTAGGGGGTACTTTGTATACGGATTTTCTGAATATACGGCGTTCTTGGGTAATAAGCTGGGACAATCTAATGCGTTCGGACTTCGATGTCATCTATAACTATTATTTATGGCGCTTTACATACCACACATTCCCTATTTTACAGATTCCTGCATTCGGAATTAATGCCCCCGTGCTTCTCGATATTAGCGCTCAACAACTTAAGTACAATGCGGTCATCATTAAAGACTTTAAGCTTAACGTTACTGAGCAGTTTGCTTTTTCATAATGCAAAACACTTCGGTCTTATTCAAAACATTGGCAACTTCAGATGCTAGGCCAATTAGAGGTGATGTTTTTATATCGTTCTCTAAACTCCAAGAGCCAACATTGCAAGGAATTCAAGACTGGGATAAATATCTGTATACAGATTATAGCGGCCGTATTGTTGACGTTGAATGGACACGTGAGGAACAAATGTATGCATCTGTATCTTCGGGGATGGCGGATATTATTCTAGATAATCATGATGGATTGTTCACTCCAAATGGGAGCTCTGTATTGAGTATTTATATGTTGCCAGCAAGGCCAGTCAAGATATATTCCGGATTCGGAAGTGAAGTCGTACAGTCGTTCGTTGGTCTTACCGATGGAATGCCTAGTGTCAATGAGAAATCTAAGATCGTTATTCTTCATGCAATCGATTTCTTATCTTATTTCTTAAAGAAACCGCTGGATGAATCATCAATGTTTATAGACAAGAGAACCGATGAGATATTGAGGACTTTGTTCAATGATCAAGGAGTATTGGATGTGCAAATGAATCTCGATGTCGGGCTTAATCGAATACCGTTTGTCTATGCAAAAAAAGGAGAGGTTTTGGGGGATCTTGTTTTCAAGTTAATGGAAGCAGAAGGCGGAAGACTATTTATGGATGAAGATGGGGCAATCACCTTTAAAAACAGACAGGGGTATAGTTCCGATGTGAAGATGTATTTGGATTCATATAGGAATATTGTTAATTCAGTGCCTAAAAGTAATGATGAATTAGTGAATGTTGTTGTTGTTGAGGGGAAGATTCGTGAGGTTCAATCTTTGCAGATGTACGGTCAATTGACACAGCCTATTCAGATTCTTCATGGTCAGAGTGTTCCAATATGGATTAGTTTTCAGGAACCTGTTACGAGTGCCGTTGATCCTGTTTATGTTACCAGCAAGAAAACCTCATATTATGAAGTAAATACGCTTCAAGATGGTTCGGGGGTTGCTTCAAGTAGTGTTGTGTTGTCGAGTTCGTATTTATTCGATACTTCTTTGCAGTTGGTATTCACTAACAACGGAAGTGCTGATTTATGGGTGACGAGTGTCGTTATATTTGCCACCCCTGCAGTTCCTGTTCAGGATATTTATATTCGCGAGGAAGATTCGAGTTCAGTTGATAAATATGGAGAAAAGATTTTATCGATCAATAATGATTTCTTTGGTGATGTGGATAATGCACAAAGTAAAGCGTTGATTATTCTGCATACCTTTACTGATGTTGGAGAAATAAAGCAGTTGGAAATTAAGGGTGATATGACGTTACAGTTAGGAGATGCCGTGAGAATCGATTTGAATGGAGTGATTGAAGTATTCAGAGTGATTAAGATTATTAATCGGATTGGATTACCGGGGAAGTTTACGCAGATTGTTACTGTCGGAAAATTGCTTGATAATTCTAATTACTTTACAATAGGGGTATCCGCCGTTGGCGGAACTGATATGATTGCACCGTAATATGGGAACTGTTATAACAACCGATTCGAACAAATATTCAAGTAATAGTCAATTGAAGACTGCTGATGATACGGGTAGAAATCAATTGTTGCCTATTGATTCGGATTGGGTAGTGATGAACCCTGCTTTGTTTGGAGTGGCTGACACCTATTTATCGTATACAGGAAATGCTCTTGTGCAGTTCGCTATAGGAGATAGAATCAGAATTAGGGCGAATGCGGGGGACTTAACCCCCTCTTCTGATGGATATTATTACTTGGTTGTTTTTGCTGTTGAAGAAGGAAAGATTCATGTAAGTAATTACGATTTTATTCCAAATGATATACAGGAGATTCGGTTCTCGAAGTTTGTTGAACCTACTGGATGGCCTTATCAGTTATTAAATAATTCGGTAACGGATGTTTCGGTATGGAACGGAAGTGGGACATTGGATATTAGTACCTCTTTGATTGATGTTGCTTATAGGCAGATTGGAAGAGAAATAATGATTGATGAGTTCTCGTCAGGATGGTATATCATTTCAGGATCGGGGAATACTATCTCCATACCTTTCCCTGGTGGGGTGGCGATTGTAAGTCTCGAACCTCCTCCTAACGAATTAGAAGTTTATGAACAAAGGATATCGATTTATGGGCCAACAGGGAATGTTCCTGCAATAGTAAGTACTTGGTTGGGTAGAACATTAACCTTTGAAAAGGCAGATGGTACGGATTGGAGTGATGTTGGACAATATTTTGTGGGTTCGGGTATCAGGGCAATTATAAAGCCGTATGTTGTTATATAGTAAGAGGGAACTAATTTTGTTAGAATAGGGTATGAAATTGGGAATAGATGAAGTGAGAAAAATATTAAATAAGTTGCCCGAAGGTCAACGAAAGACTATTGAGAATATCATTTCGGGTGAAGTTATTGATCAGGTTATTTGTGGAGGGTGTGGAAGAGTTGTTGCCGAAGTGTATAAAGACGGCAGAATCGAACCGAAGGTTGATGGGAGGGGAAAGATGTGGCTGTTGGCTACTCGTCACCGTTTGGATGGATATTTAGGATTTCAGTGCCTATGTGGGAATGATAGTCGATTGAGTGAGCAGGAAAAGGGCGTGAAAGGGATTGAGGAGAATCATGTTACGAAGAAGGATATTGAGAAAGTGTTGGGAAGGGTTAGTTCAAAGCCTTCAGAGTATAAGCTGGAGAATGGTGAACAGAATATCGATAACTTTATTATCAAGAAGCTGTAATGACTGGTTATAATGCATGGTCTGTTGTAGCTTTCGAAGTACCTACCGCTGCGAAGTGGAATCTATTGGGTACAAATGATGCTGGTTTCTATACGGCCATTAATAATATCGAAACTGGTTGGATTCCTGCTAATGAAACATGGACTTATGCTTCTGCCACAACTATCACTGTTCCAACCGGAGCCACATCAAAGTACAAGGTGGGTGACAAGATAAAATTTACTCAAACAACGGTAAAGTATTTCTATGTTACTGCGGTCACGAGTACGCTACTGACGGTAACAGGCGGGACTAATTATACTGTTGCTAATGCTGCAATATCAGCTAATTATTATTCGCGTGTGGAGAATCCACTAGGATTTCCTGCCTATCATTCCTACACTCCGAATTGGGCTACATCAGGTACTCCGCCGGTATTAGGCAATGGGGTTCTGACGGGGAAGTTCAATTTGCAAGGGAAGTTTGCTCTTATTATTATTAACTGGTCTGCGGGGAGTGCAACCACGTTTGGTACAGGAATATGGAGTTTCACACTTCCGTTCACCGGTGCGGCTGTGAGTTCGATGAGTGCGAGGGGGGATGATTCCGGCACAGCTCCTTATGGGTTTGGAGCATTCACTTCCGCTGCCTTTGTGTACCCTACCTATGCTAACGCCTATATTCAAAACACTTCTCCGTTCACGTGGGCCATGAATGACAATATGGCAATAACGGGAATTTTGTTGACTGATTTGTAGTAAGAAGATATGATGAATTTAACTTTAGAGCACATTATTTCCTACCTTAATATAATCGAGAAGATTTCCCCGCAGCTTGCTGCGGTTGGAGTTGTTAGCACGGGAACCGTGCTAAGATCAAAGAATGGTGGAGCACATTAAAAAGAGTCATAACAAAACCCTGCTTTTGTACCACATGGTGTATCCTGTACGATACAGACGAAAAGTATTTACCGAGGCGGTAACTCTGAGTCTTCGTGAAATTTGTGCTGAAGGTAAAAGATATCGTACAGATAACAAAGAGTCTTACCGCGAGGGAAATCTTTCGGCGACACAAGGAAGTGAAAAAATTCTTGTGGGGAGGAAGCTTCTGGAGTAGCGGATACTATGCAACTACAGTTGGACAATATGGAAACGAGAATGTGATTAGGGAGTACGTACAAAAGCAAGGGCAACAATAGGACTTAATTGAGCGAAATCAGCTCACATTCTTTGAGTATGAAATAAATTAACCGCTAGATACCCCGTCAGCTTGCTGCGGGGTTCTTCATTATTGCCATGAACAAAAAAATACGAACAACAGAGGAACTCCTTAATCTTGCTGAGATCAAACTAGCTGCTAGTACTAAGCTCAAGAATTGTTATGACTACAGGGATGTATTTACAAAGTTCACAAAATTCTGCGAATGGAGAAACGAGAAATTGGTTGATCCAAGCTATAAGTATCGTACAGAAGCAATAGATGAGAATGGTGATTTGATCATTTATAAAGATGAGCTTCTATTATTCATTGAAGAAAACAGAGAATTTGTTGAATGGATTGTTTTACCTAACCCTTTAGTGTTAAATAAAACATGAAAGATGCAGCAGAAAAAGAGACCTCAGAGTTACTCGCATTTCTACAGAAGAATTTGTCAGTAATTATTGCAATTGGTTCGCTTGTTGCATACATCGTTTCAAACAATATTAAACAGAACAATTTAATCTTGACCGTGGACGCACAGCAGGATAAGATTTACACTTTGGAGCAGTCAAAATATACAAACGAACAGGACATCAAGCAGATTAATGGTAAATTGGATATGTTACTGAAGAACTTTGACCTGCGCTATATCCCTCCTAAGGATACGCAGTAAGAGAGAACTCAATAAATTCCCCCCCCTTGGGGACATCTGTTTTCTCTACAATCGTTTTATATATTCGGTGATCATTGAATCCGTATTTCTTTTGTAAGATGTCTTGGAATGGCTTAACTGGATTATCATTATCGGCGTTTTTGCTGCTGACTCCGAATGTATACCTAGCCTGCAACTTTCCTGCAGGAATAACAATGTCATTAGGAAGGATTGCAAGTATCAGTCGCTCATAGAGGATGTACCCTCTCGTCTTAAATCGTTTTCCTTGCCAGCATCTGTTTACCGATAGCGGTTTAATCGTCAATTTCATTGATAGTTGTGGGTTAAGATTAGTAGATTGACAATGGTATCACATAGTGGTAGATTTAGCCATGTCCCTACCAATCAAGAGGATTTCAGAATAAAAAGGAATGATAAGGGGGAATAACTGGTTAATTTTTTGGTAGGGATTGACTGGTAAATGTTCCCCCTTGTGATTCTTTTTGAAGAAATAATTTTACCTGCCAGAACAATATGAAAACAAGAGTTGTACAAACGAGGATATGGGAAGATTCTTGGTTCGTTTCTTTATCAGCCAATGCTCAAAGAATGTTTCTGTTCTTTATTACTAATCCTAAATTGGAGTTAACTGGTACTTTTGAATTATTGGATCGGAGTGTTATGGCCATTCTCGATATAAAGAAAGAAGAGTTTGATCGTGTGATTAAAGAATTAGAGGGGAAGGTAGTATATCAGAATAATTATATTTTTATTGTGAATGTTTTCAAATATCAGTTTTATGCGAAAGATGAATCTAAAAATGAGAATCAAAGAAAAGGATTTATCATGGAATTATTGAGGTTGCCAGAATCTATTCAATTATTAGTTTGTAATTACTTGCCAACTGGTTGTCAACTAGTTGTCAACTCCCTTCCGACTAGGCTAAAAGAAGAAATAAGAAATAAGAAATCTGAAAACAGAGAAGAGAAAACAGAAATCCCCGTTGTGATTCCAAGTTTTGTTAAGAGAATTAATCAGGAAAAGGGAATTGAGAAGAGAAATGAAGAAGATTTGGGGAAGAAGATTCAGAAAAATGTAGAATCTGAAGCCCTGAAGTTTTATAAACATGTCGAAGGGGAGAGAAAGAAGAAGAAAGGATGGGTGGATGCTGATGTTCTGATGCAAAGTTCGGATGAGGAAGAATAATTTATTGTATAATTGTTTATGGCAAATGATGGAAATAGGGTAAATCCGATTAATTATTTGATAATTCATCACTCTGCAGGGCCAGCGTTTAGCGAAGGATCTGATCGGGAAGTCGCTGATTGGTATTCTTCAGTCGGGAAAGGAAGGGGATATAAGAATTATGCCCATTCGTACCATTATGATCCGAGGACTGGAAAGGAAACTTTTGCTCAAGCTCATTATGCGCTTCATCGATATTCGGGGGATAAGAATAAGTATGGGTGGAGATTGGTTTTATTAATTCGTGATCCTGAATTGAATGTTTCGTGGGGTGCTGGAAATTGGCCGGTGAATCAACATGGGATTAATATTGAAATATGTGGGGATTATTCGTATAAGACCATTGATCCAAAAGCGCTGTTATTAATTACCGATAGTTTCATCTATTTGGATAAAAGATTGGGTGGGAATTTATTGATTAGAGGACATAAGGAAGTTTCACAGACTGGAACGGCTTGTCCGGGCAAAATTCAAACGCAAATGCCAATATTGAAGGATATGTTCAATAATCGTTCAAAGTATGAGAATCTATTGGTTCCTCCCGTTGTTGTTCCACCCCCTCCGCCAGTTCCACCAGTAAAGACGGATGCAGAGAAGTTGAAGGAGTTACAGGATATATTCGATGCCTACAAAAACGAGAAGGAGTTAATCATTTCTGATTTGGAGGGGAAGTTCGCTTCGGCTAAAATCGTTTTAGGATTCACTGGGGATGATGTTGAATTCATCGATTTTCTGAAGAGTGTTAAGTTGAAAGTTGATGCCTATGATAAATGGACGGGATGGGCAAAACAATTGGGAAATGGTATACTAGCGATAATTAGTAATATAAAGAACAGAAAGAATGGAACCAAATAATGAAACGGATCTCTTGTGGGATGAAATCAAATTAATGGTTTTGAAGTGGTTTAAGGATCTATTGGCTACGTTATTAAAGGGCGTGAAAATATTGATTGTCTATATAATCCCTTCTGCAATAGTCGCTGCCCTTGTTACACCATCGCTTTCTTCGTGGATTGGAGTGAAGTTAGGAGTTCCTGAAGTCACTGGTGGTATCAATTTCTTTCTGATCACCATTGCTGAACTTATTAAAAAACAACTTCCAAACAATAAAGTGGCGAATACTGTCCTCTAAGAATCTCCGAACTGTGGGCACGTTTCGTGTACTTGACATATATGGCATACCGTAGTATATTCTAATACTAATTTAGATATACAGAACTATGATCAAGCCAATAAAGATCTTAGGATTTGAAAGTGAGTTGGATTTACCACTCGCAGAAGGGTACACATTCGCATGGGTAATGTATGGAATCCGAAAAATAGAAGTCGGATGTAATCTTTTAACAGTCGAGGGCGAGGGGTACTTCCTTGACGATGTATCAATGCCCTTCTTTATAACATTTGATAACCGAAAAGTAATCATTAAAGAGTTAAGCAAAAAGCTTGATGAAATAAACGCCGGGCTTCGTGAAGCACTGGGCGAATCAAAGAAAAACTGGTGGTACGAGGAGCAGGAGGCTCGAGGATTATGAATAACACTGTTGTTAGGTGGTTAATCTATTCAATTCTAGCAATACTATTGATTACCTGCGTGAATAGCTGGCAATGGAAACAGCCAGAACCACTAACAAAGGATCCGATTCGCTACGAAGTATCTGGGCCATTGGGAAACGACTTTGATACTGCAAATAAAAATAATATTGTTTATTGAAAATATGGACAACAAAATAGAAATATCACCATTAGCGAAAATTATTGAGGAGAGTGGACTCGAAAAATCTAAGGCGCAAGTAATGCTAGACAACTTCTCGAACTTCTTTAAGCTCGCTGCAGAGTGGGAACAGAAAGCAAAGAACCTGAATGTAACCTCCGCCGATCAGGTCACAGAAATGAAGATGGCTCGAGAAGCGAGGCTATTCCTAAAGCAGAAACGAGTCGAAGTAGAACACACTCGGGTAGCACTGAAAGAACAATCAACCCGAGAGGGAAAAGCAATTGAAGGAATTGCTAATATATTGAAGGCATTAATTATTCCAATCGAAGAGCACCTAGATAGACAGGAGCATTTCATTGAAATTCAGGAAGCTAACAGGAAAAGCGCTCGTAAAGAAGATCGTCTAAAGCAACTTGCAGTATATGCGCATACAGGTGAAGGACTTGATTTGCTGGAAATGGCAGACGAATCCTTCAATGCAATAATAGTCGGCCTCGAGTCCAAGACACAAGCATCAATTCGAATCGAGAAGGAGCGCATTGCTAAAGAAGAAGCAGACGCAAAGGAGCGAGAGCGTATCAGACTAGAGAATATTCGACTACAAAAAGAAGCTGAGACAAAAGAAAAGGAGCTAGAAGCGGAGCGAAAGTCTGCTGAGGAAGCTAGATTAAAGCACGAAAAAGAACAAAAAGAACAAGCCGAAAAAGCGCAGAAAGAGCTTGACGAACAGAAGCGAATTGCCGAGGAAGCTAGAAAACTACAAGAGGAAAAGTCCTCAAAAGAGAAGGCTGACTTGGAACACAAGCTTGCCGTAGAGAAGGTTCGTAAGGATTTAGAGCTACAAAAACAACGAGCAGAACAACAGGTCAAAGAAGAAGAAGCACGTAAAGAGCATGACCGGTTAATTGACGAAATGAGGGCAAACTCAATAGTGGTTTCGGTTGAAACTACAGGGGTATTCTGGGCCAAGCATAACAGTGGCGTATCTGGTGCTGGTAAAACTGCTGAAGAAGCAATTACCAACTTCTGCAATCAATGGTTGACTGCAGATAGAAAGGAGGTAGTATGAAAATTATAACAAAGTTTTCATTGGCTCGGCTAGTGAAAGACAAGTACTATGCACAATATTTCCAAGATGGAAAATGGGCTGAGGCGATAATGGATACCGAAGCAACTTACAATAAGCTGGTTAAGCTTGGTGATAAGCCAAATCCTGACGATATTGAAAAGTTACTGAACAACGTAACTTGGACAAGACCTCAATGCCACGAGTGTGGACAGTTTGTGGATAAAGCTATTCAGTTCGGAAGAGTGAAGGCTCCGGTATGTCTCTGCTTTTCATGCCTGAATTATGTATTTAGAAACTTATTTAAATAGATTTATTATGAAAAGTAATGATATTGAGTGGCGAAAAGCGATTAGAGAGTACTATAAGATGTCGAATCTAATGCCAGAAATGTACGCAGATGCATGGCGCACACAGGAAGGACAAAAGATTGCTCTTAAGATCACACTGCGCAGAACTGCACAAGCTATTGCTAAACCACTACAAGCAGCATTCAGAAAACTTAAGATTGCAGTTCAAGTATATCTTTATAATTACGGCCAGAACTTATGCGCAAAAGGTGTTCACAAATGGAGTGTTGTAAGTGCAGAGCAGTCGGTTAACTCGCATTCTAAATTAATAAGAAAATCGTGCAAACGCTGTCCGGCGGTAAAGGTAGTTAGGAGGTAATTAGACGGTTCACTTCTACGTGGGCGCTTGGGGCAGTGTGCCTGCGCAGCTATGAGCTATTTAGCTCAGTGATTGTATTGGCGTTAAGCTCGTAGCCGAGAGATGCAGAGCAATACAACATGCACGGTATGCGGTGCAAAGCGTGAGAGTAGCGAAAGGAAGTCGCTAGACGGAATGAAATAACCTGAGGCTGTCTATTAATAAGGCAATAGTGGCGAAATGTAATGGCTTATTGTTTTGCATCCAATTAGTGGCCTATGGAGGTGCGAAGCCTCCCTCTCATGGTAACTTAAGAGAATTAAAAAGATATGAAAAATATAAGATTGTATAGAAGTTTTGCTATTGTCAGAAAAACAGGTATAAAGAAGTTTTTTTGTGGAAAAGTTATCGGGAAAATTCTGTACAGAGAATTCGGTTTTAGTAGGGCTGTCTTGTGGCAGACTCATGAGGTGTCTATTGATAAGAAAGCGGTGGATGATGTCAAGGATCTTATAAGAAGCATTAGATTTACGGATATCACGAGGAAGGAATCTTACTCAATATCTACAATGAAGTTTATGAAGCTATGCAGGGAAGCGCACTACGGTGAGGGTACTCAATACTATGTAGCAATTTCGGCATTGCGACCGGTAAAATTCAAAAAGATGGGTTATGTAAAATATGAATATGTGATCGAATAGCCGCTCTTGACAACTACGGCACACCGTAGTAAACTGTTCATACTTAAGTTTATTATATTTAGCAATGCCAGACGACAATGAAACGATGGTTTCGGTAGAAAATGCCTCTCTAGAGACAATCTACCAGCAAGATAAAGCTGCAATCGATATGCAGATATCAACAGCAAAGGCTTACCCACGTAACATTAAGAGGGCAACTGAGAACGCACTAGCAATAGTGACCATGGATGAAGCAACAGCACGAGTTTGTACATATTCTTTGCCTAGAAGTGGCAAGAGTATCAGTGGGCCGAGCGTACATCTCGCAAAAATTCTCGCACAAAATTGGGGAAATATGAGAATCGAAGCAAAGGTTGTCGGCGTTGATGATAAGCAGATCACTTCTCAGGCTGTAGCCTTCGATTTAGAGAACAATTTAGCCATAAAAGTAGAGGTTAAACGCTCCATAGTTGGTAAGATGGGGCGATTTAATGACGATATGATCACAGTGACGGGTAATGCAGCCAATGCAATTGCACTCAGGAACGCTATATTGGCAGTAATTCCGAGGGGAATTGTAGACAAAGTTTATAATACTGCGCTCAATGTAATCGCAGGAGACGTATCAGATGAAACCAAGCTGGTCGCAAGACGAAAGAAAATCGTAGACGAAATTATGCAATCTTACAGCGTAAAGGAATCTGAAGTACTCACCGCTGTCGGTAAAGCATCAATCTCACAACTAACACGAGAAGATTTGGTAAGCCTCCTTGGAATCTACCAAGCAATTAAGGATGGTGATACAACAGTCGAGAACGCATTCCGAGGTGGCAACGAGAAAATCCTCATTGAAGACTTAACTGCGCTTTACGAAGCGAAGAAATCAGCATGCACACCAGAAGAGCAGAAAAACGCACAGCGTATTATTGACACAAAAGAAGAGAGAAGCTACTCGAAACTAAGATCACTGCTTCAAGGCAAATAATATGATACACAATGAAAATCGTATTGGTAACTTTACAAGCTCAGATATCGCTGCGTTGATGAAGAAAGATAAGGTGGGCGGATTAGGCGCACCTGCGTACACCTACATCGATGAAAAGAAAATGGAGCGTAGACTAGGGCGCTCACTGGATAGCGAATCTCGAACAAAACCACTAACGTGGGGCAAGCTTATGGAGCAGAGGATATTTGACCTACTTGGAACAGAATATCAGCTTGTGAGCCAAGAAACACTAACGCATTCCACTATTCCATTCTGGGCAGGAAGTCCTGACGGGAGCAAATTTGACGAAGGGAAAACCGTTGTCGAGTTTAAATGCCCAATGACTATGAAGAGCTTTTGTCAATTAGTTGATCCTCTCTATGATGGATTGACTGGCATGGATGCAATGAATAAAATTCGAGAAAAACACGCACAGGGCGAAACATACTACTGGCAAATTGTAAGTAATTCTATTCTCGATCAGACGAAGTTTGCAGAGTTAATTGTATATTGTCCATACTTAAGCGAGCTTCAGGGAATTAGGGATTATGCCTGTAATATAGATTCTGCAGCCCAGTTTCAATTCGCTTGGATCAACAATGCACAAGACGATGAGCTTCCATATTTGGTTGATTGTGGCTTTTACAAGAATATAAACATCATGCGCTTCGAAGTTCCAGAAGAGGATAAAACTGCACTGACTGAGCGTGTATTAAGGTGTGGAGAATTGCTGGGAGTACCAACAATAATTCCAAAACTGAAAACTATCAGTGCCATTATTAAAGTTTAGGGGAGTTGAAGAAAGGGGCGGAGCTACATAAATTAAGGGGTAAACAGCATGACCGAAATTCAGATACTAAACGACAAAATTATGCAAATAGAGATAGAGAGAATACTGTTGAAATTTGCACTTAGGGAGATAACATTAGAAGAAGCTCGTGCAGAAATAATTAAAATCTGTAAGGAGAGCAAATAACATGAAGCTTGTATTTATAGACAAAAACGAAGAGTTGGTTCGTAGGGTGTCAGCCCTCTTTGAGAAGTACAAAACAAATAAATGGGATTACGAATTGGAGGCAAGGGTGGGGGACATTTCAAAAGAGAGAGATGGTATATTCGTAACTGCAAGTAACCCGGAGTTTTTGGCTGGTGGTGGTGTTGATGGTGTTTTAGCCAAGAGGTTTAAGAGCCAGTGGAAAGACTTGAAGGAGGGTGTCAAAGCCGATAACTTGTTTCCAGTTGTTTCGGTAGGCAAAGACAGATGTGCAGAGGAATGGCGTGTAATGCGCTCTCTATCGTTAGTCTTCTTGCTTTTAAGAAACGAGTCACGAGTAGTTCTTACAGGTATTGGCACAGGTATTGGCGGTTTGAGTGTCAATAACTTTTGTAAGTTATTGGAAAATGTACTGCGTGCTGACCTAAGCTCTGCTGACCTAAGCTCTGCTGACCTAAGCTCTGCTGACCTAAGCTCTGCTGACCTAAGCTCTGCTGACCTAAGCTCTGCTGACCTAAGCTCTGCTGACCTACGCTCCGCTAACCTAAGCTTTGCTGACCTACAATATGCTGACCTAAGCTCTGCTAACCTACGCTATGCTGACCTAAGCTGTGCTAACCTAAGCTCTGCTAACCTAAGCTCTGCTAACCTAAGCTGTGCTGACCTAAGCTCTGCTAACCTACGCTTTGCTGACCTACAATCTGCCGACCTACGCTCTGCTAACCTACGCTCTGCTAACCTAAGCTCTGCTGACCTAAGCTATGCTAACCTAAGCTCGTCTCCGTTTGACGGTCTAACACTGAGGCAGTTTATAGATAAATACACATTGAGAATATCCAAAGGTAGACTGACTATGTACAAGGGTGTTAACGAAGACGGCACTTCGCCTATAATTGGAGAGAACACTTATGAGATAGGCAAACAATACGAAGAGGAGTTTTGCAATTTTCATGTGCAGGAAGAATGCGGAAACGGACTAAGTGTCTGTCCTACAAAGGAGCTGGCAGGACAGTATGGGCAAAAGACTCTACAGGTTGAGGTTGACCTGATTGATTTTGTCTGTATCCCAAGTGATGGGGAAAAAGTCCGAGTAAAGCGGTTCAAGGTTATTAAAGAGGTTTTAAGATAATTACAAATAGCATGGCGAATAAACTGAATGAGGAACAAAGAACTGGATTAGACAATATGGCTGTAAAAAGTGGTATCAGACTTGGCTCCGATGATAAGCCATACGACTATATTGGATTTGAGAAACTAGAATTGTTAGCCTACATCGAGCAGTTAATCGCACAGGCTGAGCAGAAGGCTGTTATGCAATTTGACCAAGATATAATGAGTGTTTTGCACTTTCTCGATGGGAATGTGGAAAAGGTAAAGATTGCAAACTTTATTAGGGAATATATTACCCCCGAATTGCGTAAGTTGCAGGGCTTGGAGGGTGAGAAAACAAAATGAAAAATGCAATACAGATTGGGGAAAAGGTTATGGTAAGAGGAGTACAGTGGCTCTTTGAAACAATTGAAAGATGGTTGATAACTGGGTAGAAACTTAGGTATGTCTGGTTCTAACGCATACCGATGGGTGCATAATGTTTATATGGGACTATGAAACGTATGCCATACCCCTACCCAGATGTGAGCTATTTTATAGAGGATTGAGGGGAGCTGGGACACGTCTAAAAAACGAGTTGTGAGCAGTGTCGCACACTGAACAGCTCCCCTGAGTGCTTTACTCACGTTTGTCCAAACGGTAAATGGACTGGTCTCGTAGAGAAAGTTTACTGCTTCTTCCAAAAGCGGGTGGTATTGATGACACCACAGTTTTAGCCATTGCAGGCTAACCCCTGTAATAAGGGAACACCTCTCGCCCTTCCGAAAGGAAAAAGGAGAGGACATTGAATACTGGGGTGAAAGTTAAATAAATTATAAGTACAGACATCATGAAACTAATTGTCAAAGGAACTGACAGAGAGGAACTGGCACGGCTGAAAAAAGACATTGGTCGGAAGCTGTATTATTCTTTAACCAAAGAACAAAGGTTAAGGCTTATCGTGTTTCCTATATTTGAGCTAGAAGGGACAAAGACACCCACGGAATATGTGCAAGATGTTAGAAAGGAATAGTTGAATAAATTAGCGAGGGGAAAGAAGTATGAATTGCGAAATATGTAAAAAAGGTCTTGGAAGAAAATTGGCTATAATACAGAGTAGCTTTCAGACCTGTTCAGACCCTTGGTATCACAAGTCTTGCTACGACAAAGACATAGAGGACAAAATACTGGCTAAAGCAGGTGTACCAAGATTGCAAGTCCCAGTATCCCCACCGAAGGAACAGGAAGAAAAAGATTTTACCTATAGTGAAGCTAAGGATAATCTGAGATTTTGCCCGTATTGCTTTGAGCCTATATTCCTTAGTACCCCAAGAGCAACTGGTTACAGCTGTGATAAAACAGGTAAGTCAATGAAAGAAAGAGAGCTGTTAAAAGTTGAAGATATTAAACCAGCTCAGTCCGCCAACTCTGAAGCCACCAGTGAGAGGATTGAGGAACTAGGGGGTACTGGAGATAACGAGGAGCTTATAAGGAAGTTGTGGAGAAAAGTAAACGAATTAGTGAAGGCGGTTCATAAGTTGATTGATAAAGTAAAATGAAACAAGACGTACAGGAAAGGCGCAGAAAGAGCCTAGAGGCGAAAAGGCTAAAAAGGGCACAGGTCGCAAAGACGCATTTAAGAGCAAGAAACAATAAGTTAAAAAAGTAGGAATATGCCAGAAGATGAGCAGGGAAGTGTCTGCGAAGGCGGACCGTATATTGAGGAGCGTACACCGTTGCAGGTAGCGTTTCACGGCTATATGTGCGAACAGGCAAACGTACAGAAAATTAAGAAGCCATCAAAGCCGTCATGGGTACGAAGAGAGAGGGGTACACCGTCTTATGACAAAGGCGGACACAAAGAAAGAAGTAAATCAAATCAACCGAATCACAATAATCACAAAGACAAGAAACGATAAATTAAACCGGGAAAGTATGGAAGGTGATTTTGACGTACCGAAGTTAAAGTGGTATCAATGGGTGTGGGTAGTTCCAGCGTTGATTATCGAAAGTATATTATCTAAGTTCAGGAAATAGTTATGAAAGACACTAAGAAGCACTTGTTTAACAAACTGGCGAAGAGAAACGGAGTACCAACAAAATACAGGAAGTCTTTTGGGACCAAGGAACAGTGGAGCAAGGCAATAGATAAACTAAAGGCACGGTAACTTGGGCATCGTGGCTAAAATGGTGTCAAAAACGGTCAGAAGAGATAGGACGGCACATTTACTGTCTGGGTTTGTTCCGGAAACGGGGAGTTTAGCTCTTGGCCACCATATAGTGTCTCAGAGCAAATACTTCTGGAGGTCTGGTAGGCTACTTTGGACAGGCAAAACAGAAAAAGATGTTCCTGCATTTCCACTATGGCAAGTTCTGAAAGAGATTTTAGATTTTACGGACAGAGACGATGAGTTTACGATTGGAGTAAAGAAGGGGTACGAGTATCTCTTCAATAAAATAATTTATGAAGGAGCGATAAAGTACAAGGGAGAGATTGTAAAATACTCCAACGAAAACTTTGGAGAGGTATTAGGATATTTGTTACTAACTTTATTAAACAGAGAATCATGACAGTCGAAGAAGCATTTATCAAATTAAAGAAAATCAAAGAGGCGGAAGTTTCCCTCAAAGAAAAATCAGACGAGGCGAAAGAAGTCATCATGGCTCACATGAAAACCAAAGGAGTGGACAAGATGATTGGCGAGGGTGTCAGTGCAAACATAACCGTAAGGACTTCTTATGAAATTGTAGATGATGCAATTATTCCGGAGGAAATCACATTAACTAAATCGGTATCGGTTGCCGAGGTGACAAAGTGGCAAAATAAACACGCTACATCCGCAGTCCCATCTGGTCTTACCAGCAAGGTTAGTGAACCGAGTTTAACGATAAGATTTGGAAAGGAGTAATATGAAACTAAATACTATGAAGGGTAAGGTAGTGTGGTGTATAGGCGAAAGAATGGATGGCTACATGTTCCTATTTAGTGGGAAGTTTCTTACGCAAGACATGGTAAGCCTCAATTGCTTTATTGACACGAACAAGAGTGTGGAGATAGTGCAGAGAAGTGTGGTGTTCTCCAGTTTTGACGATGCTCAAATTGAGGTCTTACGAAGATTAAATGAAAACGTCAAATACGCCAATGAACGCTACAATAGTCTATTGAAAATCATTGATGACTACAGGGAGACTCTTCGCATCCTGACATGGGATGTGAGCGAGTTAAAATTATGGGCATCACAGAGACTGCTTTTTAAGTTTACATACAAGTTGTAGTATTATGATTGACGCAAAATACTCTAAGTACCGTAGGTTGTTCCCAAGAATCCGTGTATCTTGGACTGCCTTTCACTTCTGGGAAGCAGGGCAATACAAGCAACTCTGGACCTACTTGGCTGAAATGGCAGGTGTTTATACTGGTGCCATGAGAACTGGCGTGGACCTACACACGGCTGTAGAAAACGAGTTGATACTGAAATTTGATGAAGAACCCGTCACTATCTACTCTGAATCGCAAATGAAACTTGAACTGCCTATTGGAGATGAGGGTATGATGGTAGGTCAACTTGATAAGCTGATTATCTTTAGAAACAATATCGGAAAGATTATTGATTACAAGTCGGGGAAACTCTATCCGTACTACGGTAAGCAAATTGTTTTCTACGCCGTTCTTGCTAGAATGGTGAAGGGAATCCCCGTTGACGAGGGATATGTGGTGCCTATTCGGTGGGACCAAGATTATCAAACCGCAGTAGCAAACGGCAAGCCACTGTGTGTTACCATGTCGGACAGAAAAATAGGTGAAATGTATGAGCAAGTAAAGAACTGCCTCTACGATATTTCATGGAGATTAGAGTGCGGAGAGTTCGACGACTTTATTTCTTCTTGCGAACCGCCCTCTTCTTTTTCTTCTTCGCAAACAGATTCACCTTCGGTTTAGTAAACTCCGGGACCATAGCATCAACCATCTTGTTAAGCTCCTCTTCCTTTTTGACTGGAGCAATCTCATTGTTGTGCAACCCAATAAGTTTCCTCAGTATAATCACGATTAAATCAGCATAAAGATTCGTCTGCATAGCACCGTAAATTCCCCATCGCATATCCCTCCCAAATAGATTCTTTCTATCTATAAGTGCCGCTTTACCGCCAGCCTTTGTCAACATGAAGGATTCATCGCTGATAACAGATATAAATACTTTGGACTCGGCTACCTTATCGCCAAGCTTGAATACGACTACATCATCGTTGCGCGTCTTGTTATACACCTCTTCTTCCACCCATTTCTCAATCTCTTCCTGCTTATTGAATAACCCAGGTTGATATAGAAAATTCTGCGGAATCTTGATTGCCTTTACATCTAATGTTTTCATGAACTATTCTACCGCTACTGTAGATACTTGTCAATCACCTGTTGTCTTGCCTCTGCATCTAAAGAGGAACTCGTATAACTCTTCCCGTATCCTTCTTCTAATAATTTGTTAAGTACCCGTTTCTTTTTCTCTGCTTCTCGCTTCGCCTGTTCGTCTGCTATATTGAAGCTGTAGGTCTTTATCCCCGTAAATAACGGAAGTATGTCTACCCACGAGCCTTTTCCACTATTTACATTATTAAGCAAATCCACCAACCTCAGTGTTGTAGAACTACCCCTACCAACGGAGGCGTTAAGCATATACTTCTTTTGTGCGTCTACGGTATACCGTGTTGACTTCTTGATATTCCCGTCTCGGTCTTTCATTTCAACGGCTGTTTCCTTATAGCCCATGAATTTCTTGATTGCGAGGGGTGCATTCTTGAACTGTGTTCCGTCAGTATCTTCGCTAATTTTCTTTCCCTTAAACAGATTGTAGTCAAATATCTGCTCTAGGGGTACTTTTAGCAGTGGGTTAAGTGAACCGAGTAGGTTCTCGCCACTTTCTCGCGGAGTTCTACCGAATATACTATTGAGTTGCTCTGGGGGCAATCCAAGTCCAGGAGAAAATATCTGTGTACCAGATGTGGCGTTTGGTAATCCGGGAAGTCCATTTAGGTCCAATCCTAGCGTTTGCTTGGTCCAATCTGGCAGCACATTCTCTTCGTTTTCAGGGCCAGCCAAAGCGTTTCCAGCTTTTAGTAACTTCGAGTACAGCTTTGGATTCTGCACCATGAGCTGTAACTGCAACTCGATATTGAATCGCATATACGAATAGAAGGGTATTAGGCGCTTCATCCAGTTCCTTTCAAAGTCCGTGAGTTCATCGTAATTAAACAGGAACTTCTTAACCATTCCCGCGGCGTTACTTGGGGTAGCACCTCGCTCTAACCCAGATAGAAACATAGCAACACGAGAATCACCTTCCACTCTTTTACCCGCGTTTTGTGCAACATCTTTCAATCTGCCAAGAGTGTTCTTTCCAATTTCATCTAACGCGTTTCCCTTTCCAATGGATTCAATAACCTGTCCACCTCGTACTCCGTTCACTCTTGTGAGTTCAAATAGGTCAGCGACTGTATAGGATTTCCCTCGGACGGTTGAGAGAATCTTCTCACCAAACTTTGCCACATCTTTCCCTTCTTCTAACATCTTCCCGTATTTAGCAATATCAAGGGCCTTACGGAACAGCCTGGGTATTCCTGCCGGATTCTGTCCAGACACTGCGATATTAAATACGTTAGACATTAAGTTCCTGAAGTGGAATGCTGGAAAATATACGGTAACACTGGACTTGAATAGGTTTGTTATATAGTCAGTAATTTTTAATATCCCCGCTGGGTTATACTTGCCCTGTGTGACCTCGACTATCTTCTGCATGACACCAGCAACTTCTGGGTGTACCTTGTACCCTTTGAACAGGGGTATTGTCTTCTCGCTAATAGCAACAAAATTGTCAGGCGCGTCCTCGGCCAGTTTTACCAACGGGGTGTCCATGAGCGTTGCAAAGAAGGATAGTGTGTTTTTGGACTGTGCCATTTTAGTAGCATAGGTAGCCAGCACATAGGCCATATCTTCTTTATATTTACCACCCAACTTTGCAAGTTCTGTCTGTGCTTCGTTGAACGGGATATTGTATGCGCGTTCTTTAGCGAATCCGCTGAGTTTTGCCTTTGGAGATTTAAGTAGCCCAGCCTTCTTGTATGCCGCCATCGCTTCTGCATTGTCTGGGTCAATCATACGAGCAAAGTATCCTGCGTTCTCCCTGATTCCAAGAAGTCCTAGCGTTTCTTTTTCATTGAATAACTGCGTGATTGTGTTAAGAAGTGGAGACATCTCTTTATCGTTGATAATCTCCATTACATTCGGCACGTTCTTTAAGATTCTTTTTCTCCATGCTGGTCTTCCAATGTATTCAACTGCACTCACAACATCAGTTCCTGTAAATCCTTTTGCTTTTAGTACATTATCAAGCTCCCTAGTCATATAACGAAGCACCGATTGTCCATATTCCCTAGCTCCTCTATTAGAGTTGAGCATCTTTTGAAACGCATCTCTTACAATAGGCCAATCTTTCATGACTGGGAAGTTATCAAATGCTGCGGTCAATCCAACCTTAGTCGATTTTAACATATCAAACAATGGCTTCGGTAATGTGGATAACGCTTTGTGAAGTACAGCCCTAGATTCTTGTCCGAATTTCGCCAAGTCAATCATAGGCTTAACAGGATTTCCACCATAGTGCAAGTCTGCTACGTTCATCTTAGAAACCATCTCCCTAATAGGTGCCGCAATCTCATCGGGTAGTGTATTGAGCAGTTTTGATACTCCGCCATTTTCAATCATTTCACCGTACACAGTTTGTGATATCTCCAAGGCCGCTTCATTTCTGGCAGTTACAGAGGACAGTTCGGTAAGTTCGTTTGTACCCCCTAATTGTTTAATTCTGCGAACCGCATCGTCTGCCTCTCCCTTTCCTAATCCTGCCGCTTTCGTGAGTTTCTCTACTTCCCTCATCGCTTTCTTATCGGCAGCATTTGTAAATGACTCAGCAGCGTTAAGTGATTTCTTAGTTACCTTTGTACTTCTGGCATTTTTAGCCATATCATACCAAGTCTGTGCATCTTTGGAAGAAAACTGCCCTGTATTTTTAATAACAGCCTTCTTGAATTGTTCAAATGTCTGTTCTAATTTCCCACCTTTCTTTACTGTACTCTTCATAATATCGGAGGCCACAGGAGAATCTACTACTTTAACTGCATCACCCACCACATTGTCTACGGCACTAGCGACATCATCAACAACCTTCCCCGCCAACGGAGCAGCATCACTTTTACCAAATAAAACCCGTACTTTCGTAGCCATACCCGGATATGCGGTATCCAATTTTCTAATAAAGTCATCTGCGTATTCACTACCCTTACCCATAACTCTAGTAACCGCATTTATTACGTTGTCGTATAGAGGTAATCCTTTTTCTGCAATCTTATAGGTCCCCTTCGCTGTTTTAATAACTGGAGCGACTTTATTGGCAACTTTACCACCAATACCCAGTAGCCCCTCCAACGGGAGGTATGTACCTAGGTCAAACCCAATATCGGTTGCTACATCAGCCAAAAAACGTAAAGGTTTCCCCACGAAGGGAATATCGTTGATAGCATCTCCACCGAGATTTGATACAAGTCTACTAGCAGAATCGTTATATTTTTCTAAATCAGATTGTGAGGTACTTGGCTTAAACGTCTTTACTAACCTATCGAATACTTGCGGGAAATAGTCAATAGCAGCTTGCGCACCACCCTTCTCGCCACTGGCAACGTCAGCCAACTGTGGTGTCAAACTGAGCGCACCGAGCCCTGAGCCTAATCTAGTGAGAAGGTTCGCCTTGGTATTTTCTGTCTTGAAATTTGGGTCTTCTGAAAGCTTTGTTACTATCTCATCCAACGACATCTGTGGGGCTGCTGTAGTAGCAGCCATCTTAGTAGAGATAGATTTCTTTCTTTTTTTACTGAATTTCTGAGATGCTTCTGTGAAACTAAAGTCTGCCATAACTCTATTGTATAGCGACTGTCCATTACTGTAAAGGATTTATATTTCCTATGTCTCCTGTAATGTCTTTGAATGCGTTGTTTTTCATCGCCAAATCACTTGGTTGAGCAAATCCCTGTGCAGCTAATCCCACAGCGGATTTCCCAACATTTCCTACGAATCCACCTGGAGTCAGCCAAGATAGCGGATTCTTTGGAATCATGTCCTTTCCTGTTTGCTGTAGCGACTTTCTAAAAAGATTGCTATCTATCACGCCTTGTTTGTCGTTCGCGTCTGGCTTGTAGTATTGGTACTCAGATATTCTTGATGGGTTATTGATAAGACCCTCCAGTGCGGTCATTTTCTTTATTTCGTTCTTATTAGCAGTACCCTGGGTATACTTGTTTCTAAGTGTCATAAACTGCGTAACTAACGGCTTTGCAAAATCTGCATACCTTTCATCGGCAAGTGCCTCCGGCTTCAGTCCTGAGCCCAACAACGCCGGGGCTATATCTGCGCCGTAAATCTTTGCAACTTTGTTCTCTGGTTTCTGTGAATCTAGGTAAGAGGTGTAGACACCCATCGCCTGTGTAAGATACTGGGAAGCGTTCTCTGGGTCTGCCCTCCCCATGGTCTGAAGTATTTGCAGATACTGTAAAACCTCTGGGTCTTTAATCTTTATTGTTTGTTTCTTCGCCATATTATCTTTTGAATATCTTTAAGAAGTTAGGAAGAAAGCTTTTTATTACATCGGGAATAGCTCCTATCAGTTGATTTTGCGTACTCCGGACAGCTGGAGCACCAGCCGACAACTTTGGCAGTGACACGGAGGCGCCCGTAGATGTATCGGCAGTATCATCCCCCGTAAAATCAAAGTTATCCCACGGATTAGTTGGTGTCCTCGATGCCCTTGCCGCTGCTTGTCTTTGCATTTCCCTGCTCCAAGCATCGGTAGCAGTTTGCCTAGCCATTTGCCACGCAGCCAACCGATTCCTTAACATCTCCGATTCCCTATCTTGCTGCCGTGCGTAAATACCCGAACCAACATCAGCAAGTCTACCGCTTCTTGCAGTGTTCTGTGAACCTTGTAGCAGTTGTTGTGCTGGGGATAAATCCGATGCACCTGTACCTTGTTCTGCAAATTGCTTGTAGAATGCCGGAAGAATATCTCGCTCCCAACGTGCTGTATCTTCGAGCCATGGCTTGCCGTTATCAAACTGCGCATTGATTTTATTCTTGATATCTTGCTGAATGTTTGGTGCCTGAGCATCGTACTTCGCAATCGTTCTTTCTAATGCACTAAGGTTTGCCATGTTCTATTGTACTTCTTAATTCAATTTACTTCAATATGCTTTGTGCCCATCGGTCGTATTGCGGCAAGTAGTTCGCTGGGTTCTTATCGTACTTATCCCACTCCTTCGCATACAAGTCACTAAATAGATTTGTTTGCTGTTGCACATAATCTGCCAGTGCTCCTTTTCTTGCCCTTTCGTTTGCATCTACAATATCCTGCGCCTGTTTCTGTGCGAATCCACTCCTAAAGGTATTGGCAAGACCGGTTTGCCATGCGTTTCGATTAGTCGCAGCTTCCCCAGACCTTTGATATTCTGGGTTTACGCGCGATTCGGAGAATTTGTTTATTGAGTCCGTTGGTAGAAACTTCTCCCACGGCACCGCTTCACTAAATGCCTTCCTTGCAATCTCGGTACCCGTGTTAGTATTGGTTGCACCTGGGGTATTTTTGCTCGTAGGTATAATCAGAGTTGTACCAATCCCCAACGTTCTCGCACTAGGCACCACGCTTCTATTTGCATTGAAAATAGCGGTCCACGGAATACCATATCGCCGCCCTATAGCATATAAGGTATCTCCTTTTTTTACTTTGTAGGTTACAGCCATTTATTATTTTACCACCTTTCGCTCCTATGCAACAAGCTTAGGAAATATAAAATACTTAAATACACAGGTTATATCGTCAAAGTCGGTATTATGCACCAGTGTAGCGCCCGTTTGGTTGTTTATCTTTATGTACACATTACTGCTATCGGCATAGGCATAGATATAAAACATCGACATTCCGCGAGCCCAAGGGAGAATTACCGTATAATGCTCCGTGCCGTCATCCGTATCTACATAAATCAAAGACGTTGGTACGCCACTATATTTGTGTGGTATTGTTGCCACGGTGGTGACTCCAATCCCGACATCGTAATTGATTACATGATTCACAATCCCGTACATATCTTCTTCGATTTGTACAGAGGGATACACCGATGAGGTGGATAGTTGCAGCGCGTTAGCCTCTAGCACATCTACCCCACCTATGCTTGTTGATACATATTCTGCCATATTATTTTGCCAGCATTACTGGGTCTTTAAGTATTACAAACGCCATAGTAAAGGTTTCCGCCCATGTTATGCCACCATACGGAAAGGCGACTATGTTCGTACTCGTCATATAAAACGCAGGAAGCTCATCAGAATAAATCTGAATCATATAGCTGTTCGCTGCAGTCTTAATATACGCCAAATAAGAAGGTGGATAAGTCAACCCGTGTGCCTGTGTAAAAAGTGGGGTTGACCACGAACCTGTCCATGTATTTACCTTGTTGATAACACTGTGGACAAGAAAGCCCCTGTACTGATTATCGAGTGCTGTAGTAAACGCACTCATCTCTGCTATATTCATGTCCTGTTGCGATACTGCATAAACACTGTTTATATCGGAACCGGGGGTAAAATCGGTTCCACTGTTTACAGAGGTGTATTCCACAGTGGCAAAAACATCAACTGCGTAAATCTCGTAATATACAGACATGGAAAGCGAGGTCGTTCCGTCATCCCCAGGCCATCTATCAGTATCAATACTCAGCGCCGTTGTACTCATTCTGAAAGCAAGAGCGTCACCATTAAAGCTACCGTCAGTATTCCATACCGCAAACGCCAAGTAAGAACCGACTCCATGCGTATAGACAGTTTCAACGCCCGTAAGCGTCATAAAGTCGTGCATACCGCTTGCGATTATCTTTAATGTTGGGAAATCTGCTGTACCTACATCGGCAGAATCTACTCCACCTACACCCAAACCCGACCTAATTATCTGGAGTACGTCTTCCAAGAATTTGCACATTAACTTATTCCCTTAGAGCCAAATTGAGCACGAATGTAGTTTCCGTCCGAAATCTGTGTCACACCGGTCATAATTCTGGCCCTGTACGGCATGATGGTCTGTGGGTCTATACTCCACATATCCGAATCCTGTTCTAGTTCTCGCAGTAACCCAACCTCTCTAAATCCAGTAGAAACATAGCTCTCTTTTTGATAAACCTCATACGATTTCGCTAACATTATTCGTTACTGGTTATGTTATATCCCTTGGCACTTGACGCGTCTCCTTGGTACTCTAGCACGATTCCAGCTAAGTCTATAAAACTTGCTGCATCAGCACAGGAAAACTTGAATCGGATAGATGAACACATTATCCCGCCTAAGTCTATCCTTCCGAGAATTTGCTTCCCATCCGTAGAGTTGAGTACCATATTGGTGCCAGCGTGTTCAGTAAGTGTAGCCCATGTTGTTAAGTCCTCATTGATTGTGTATTCTACTTTTAGATAATCTGTGGTGGCTCTGTAGAGTATGTAAATACGGTCTATTTTTCTTATCTTATCAATACTATCAAGATAGATATTTCGCGTCTCGAACACCAAGCTTCCATAGGTAGTTCCTTGCCTGAACGTAAAAGCGCCAGCATTGGTCCCAAATACGGTCACAATTTTATTCGCCTGTAATGAACGGGTAGAGCAAGTAATCATATAACCAGTATCTCGCTTCCACGCTTTTGCTGCCCAGTCGTATTCTAAAACTTCATCGAAATCCGAGCCACCTTCGTTTGCCACAACATAATACAGGAACGAGTCATCTGCCATAGCAACACGGAATTTTGCATATTCGTCCAGCTGTACATAGTCCCAGTATCCGTCTGAATAGGACGTCTGTATGGAGCGAGAAATCTTCGTTGGCCTTCCTGTCCCCTGCCAGACGAACACTCCCTCTAGTGAAATCCAAGTTATTGCATCGTTTCCAACTGCAACTGCCCCAGCATTAACGCACGAATAATCCGACAATACAAATTGCTCGAATGTACTCGGATTGATTATGTTCACTACATCAGAAAATACAACTAGATATTTATTGATGACAGCCATCGCCTTAATAGTTCCTGTCACTTCTACATAGCGGGTTGAGGCGGTAACTGCTGTGGTTTCCGTGGTATTCCAAAATGTTAATGTACCTGGCTTGGAGATGTAAATCCTATTAGAATAGTTATACGTTGTTGGTGTAGCGTTTATAAATTTTACACCTCCAGCGAACGCTATGTTCCCGATAGCTGCGACACACCTTGCATATAAGTAGTATCCCGTGGCGGCGTATTGAACCGTACTCGCGGTCGTTCCATTACAGAATACCATTTTAGTAAGTCCATTACTTCCTGCCGCAATATACCCTTCGGTTGTTGTTGTACCAGATACTGTGAGAAGGGGAGCGAATCCGACATAGACACTATTAGTAAAAGCGGCACTACCGCCTGTGACTGTTGCCCAAGAGCCACCTGAATACTTTTGCAGGTTTCCACCATTAGCCCTTTGTAGCGCACGACTAGCAGTAGTAACTAACTCGAAGATGCCGTCAAATTGGCCCGTGGCCGTGTGGGTGCCGTGCAATTTCTGTGAGGTGATATTCCCAATTTTCTGTATACTAGCATTCTTAATATCCCAAGCTTCATTGTTTTTTGATAATAAATCATCGACACGTTGCTGGACACCACCACTGCAAATGTCATGTAATCTGTAGAACTTAATTGTGCTCGTAGCCATTAAATCAAACCCTTAGATTTTAGTATTGACCTCGAAGCTTGACGTAAAGAACGGATAGGTTGCGTGCCGGTTAACGCTCTAGGAGCGAATTGTGTGATTAACTGCTGCTCTTTTATCTGAAACTCCGTCTTTAATACTTGGTACGACTCAGCATCTTTACTTTTAATCGCAGTCTTCATGGCAACATAATAGGTTAGCCATTCAAGCTCACTCTGCGAATGGAAATAAATAAGGTCCGCATCGCCGGTAATCTCTACCGGATATTCTGGGTACGCAATCATAATTCCCTCGGTCGCATTACTGGATGGTGTTGGACTGAGCTTTATACCCAGGTGGTTAATACCGTCACCGGCATCTGTTTGAGCGTATGCCCAAAGTGGACTTCCCGCTGTACCGATTAGACGGCCCGATTCTAGGTCATCTAACGTCACCATATTAGTAGGAGTGTAGTCGGTGTCTGTAGTATTCCATTTTACATATAAATGTGAAAGCAGATAACGATTGGCGGCAGAATCTCCGGTATCAATTCTGTAGTATGCTTGGTCTAGCTCTAGGTCGATATACCCATATTGCAAGTACATGTAGCGCATCTTGACGCCAAGGAGCTCCACCTTCTCGCGGAGCCCATCGTTCGTGTAACGCAGAAGCTCATTAGACAATGCGAACGCTGAGATAAAGTTTCCCGCCGAATCCGTCTGGTTAATGGAACTGGCTACCCTTTTCTTGAAATTTGCAAATGTAATGGTCATATTGTTGGCTCCATAAATAACATCTTGTACCTATCTGTAAGATTGTATAGCTTTTGCTCTGTATCTGCAAGCGACTCCGGCGTTATACTAAGTACCTTTCGCTCGTAGTTTTGCGGTCTTTGTGGGTTTATTGCATACAGCACCCCATAATCTAACTGTACCCCAGTGTCTCGCAGGTAAACGTAGGCAGTAAAATTGATAACATTCAAAGAGAATTTGCTAATCGGTTGTTTTGTAAACCTAATAATGTGCATACTGAAGTCGTTTGACACGCAATCAATAGTCGCAATAGTTCTAATATCGTTGTAATAGTATTCCGTCAGTACGTTGGCCTTACCGTCTATGCCGAGTATATCTCTCCACACCCCCTGTAGGTGTAGTAGATTTGCCCCCTTTACCTCACCGAAATAAAAACTAGGCCTGTTTTGCTTCGTGAGCCTCTCGTTCCGCAAGGACCCCTTCGAGTACAGATTCCACGTCAATATCATGAGAATACCCTCTTACAGAAGTTAGGAACTGTGAATACTCCATGCCCGTCAATCCTTCAATAATAGCACGGTTCCTCCGTAGATACACCCACATGGTATTATATTTCTTCCCTTCGATGTCGGCCAGTCTTTCAACACTGCAAGTATCCTTCAGTTTTTCGACAAAGCCTTTAATCTTCGCAATCTTAACAAGCCTTCTCTGGCTATTCTTAGCATCGGACTTGAGCAGATACTTCTTTCTCTCCGAGGGCTTAATATACTTGTAGTAGTAGTACCTCACCGCAAACTCCGACATACCGTAAACCTTAGCAACATCAGAAATTAGTTTGCCTGATTTGATTAGGTTCACTATTTCATTACGTTTATCCATAATTCGCCCGTCATAAACAGAACGCCTCTTAACCGTGAGCGATATGTATTCCTCTTTCGACATATTGGAACGTAACAATGAGTACACATTCTCCCTCTTCATCATGAACATCTTGCCCATATCCTTTGCAGATACTCCAAGCCTAAACGCTTCCGTAACTTTTTTAATCTCTTCTTTACTTCTAGCCATAGCCTATTATACTATTCCTCATCAATACTGTCAACTTACATATCCAAAAGAAGCCCATATAATTACACTGTGGAACAAGAAAACGCAACAAGACGCTTCGTTGTAGTTGACGGCCAACCCGTTGGGGGGGGTATATGTGTGAACAAGCCAATAAAAAGACAGAGTCAGAAAAGGTTGAAGGTGACGGAAGAACTGCTGGTAACAAGAAAGACCACAAAGGCGATTGGGGAAAACACCAAGTTGACAAAGACAAACCGAAGGATAAAGATAAAGACAACTGGAAGCCATGGAGAAAACGCTAACGACTTAGTAGCTGTTCCCACATTAAAACCGCATCCGCGAGTTCGTCGTCAAATTGGTCCAGCTTCCCTATCTTGTGCATAAACGCTACCGATTCCCTATTAAGCATATCTATTGCGTAATCATTCTGACAGGGTTTTAAGCCCAGCTCTGCCTCGTTGCCCCTGTAAAACATATGGTACGCCTGATGCTCTATTACTGTTACTCTTAATCCCCTGTTTGCTTCGTTGTAGAGGGGATTTCTCGTGTGGTCGAAATGCATACAATGAAGTGGTCTATCTGTTCTACTCGATAACTCTGACCTACCATGGCTGCGTGTCTTAATTTCTTTAAGCCCATCCCCTGTAAATGGTGACATAAACAATAGAGTTATCTTATTGCTCTAGAAACGACCACCCGGGTCGAACAGTGGATAATTGTCGCTATTTCAATTCCTTAATCGCCTGTAATATCTCTTTAATATCTTCTGCGTTTCGGTCCTGCTTTGTTTCCATAACGGCAAGTCTTGTTAGTATCTCTCGCTGGTTCGTTTCTATGGCCAACTGTTGTGTGTCCTGGTTGGCCTGTACGCCCTCCAATAATTCGACACGATAAAATAGCACATAAAACAAACCGACGATGGCACATATAGCTACGATGGTCGATAGATTGGACTTAATCGCATCCCAAACGGGCATCGCTGACGTTGCAGAATAGTCCCTTGAAACTGTCTGCGCGTTTGTTGTTGTGCTGTTCTGTGCTTCCATAAGTATTTTATTGTACAGCAACCAAGTTGGAAGGTAAATAGTTGTCTACATATACCTTGACAAACGATGTCTTACTAATCTGTACCTCATGTGTAATCTTCTTTACAAATTTACAGTTATCATCTTCAATAAGCCCCATCTCAACCATGGCATCAAGTATGAACTTTGCCGTACAATTATCCAGGTCTGCGTTCGTTCTGATGCCCCAGATGATAAATAACGCTATTGGACCGCCATCGTTTGAAAATGAGCCATTTTCAGACACGGCTTCTATAATTTTTGCTGTCCACTCCTTTTTTTGTTTTGCGTAAATAGACCAATGTCTAGCACGGCTGTTAATAATGTCGTTAAGACCCGGAAGTTTTCCCTCTAGCTCGAAGAGGAAAGTCATGCTATCTATCTAGTAATGTCCTGTTGTATTCTATCTTTAGCTCCTCTAGCTTCTCGCTTTGCTTTCGTACATACTCCACAACAACAGCCGCTTCATTTGCGATAAAGGCTGACAAAATAGCACCCCACATGTCTTTAGTTATAGCTTTACCCGTCAACGTATCAGCAAGAAGCAAAATTCCAGCTGATACTAACTGATAAATTGGAACCTTGATTGGAGATGGGATTGATTCCCAGAAGGCATCTATCTTCACATATAGCAGTTCAAGCTTTGTCATTTCTTCCTAGAAATAAGTTTATTTAAGATTATACCTATTAAATTGCTGTAAGACAAATCGTATGGAATCCGCGCAACTCTCTCCCTTATTCCATATCTTTGAGTCCCCCAGTCTGATACCGGGTCTAGTATATAACCAACCATACTCGCGATATCAATAGCTATGGACTTCCATTTAAGCACATCAGCATTCATATCATGAATCTGTCCGTTCAATATGTTCAAATCTGTTATCATTTTGTCTATCTGGTATTGCATCGTTGCAACACTCGCATTGAAATTCGCCTGCATATCGTTATTTGCCTTTGTAAGTTCAGCCACCTTCTTCTCCAGTGCTGCTATTTTCATTGGGTCTTCTGTTAAATTAGACCACAGCTCCATTCTATTAAAGAACGGTTGTGGGTCAAGGACTGCTGAGTTCCAGCTACCCCTTGTTACCTTTCCTTTGTTAAATTGTACATGATTATGTGCAGGACTGTAATCCGATGTCTCCGCATACCCAAGTATCTGACCTTTCTTCACTTTCTGCCCAGCCTTTACCATTAGTTTTTTGTTTATGTGCCAGACAACGAATGTAACGTTTTCTTTGGCAGAGTAAATACAGACATACCACCCGCTATTATCGCCGGCCAACTTAGCTACAAGTACCTCTCCTTCCCACGGGGAATGGATAGCTTGCTGCGCTAACGGCTTGCCTATCAGCGGTTTTATTGAGAAATCATATCCGCCGTGCTTCCCCCAGATAGGAATAACCACGGCGAACCCCGTCACTACGGACAGTTTGATGTTGTACGGATAGCATAAATCTTTCACGATGCTGTTATGGTTCGCTTAGTTACCGTATTTCCTGCCGTGATACTTCGGTCGTTTATCGATTTGCTGGACAGCATTAGCGACATCCCCATCGGGACTTCTCCTAACGTATACTCCATGATGTTCGTAAATACCAACAGATGTTCAAGTGTCTTTTTCGCTATTGTATTTGTCGCAGTTATAATTCTGTCCTCTACTGAGTCATCTGTTGTAAGAATATCGTTTAATAGGGCATTTCCCCACTCGTATTCAAGTAAGTTTGTGAAGTAGCCGATGTTTATTTTCTTCTTGTCGATACTATTCGATGTTGTGATTGCTCGTTTGATTACAGCCATGTCATGCTATTTAACTAAGTTGTTGTATTGTTATAAATGAACCAACTAGCACCGAGCTTGTTGCCGCATCTGACGCATTTTGTGCAAATGTTACCCAGAGCGTTCCGCCTACATTCACGAGGAAGTATGCGTCTATAACAATAAACGCAGCGGTTACTGCGGTGGCACCGGCAAGCGACCCCGTCCTGCTTGTACCTCTTGTGTTCTGCACAATAGCATTTCCACTATAAACAATGCCTTGCGATAACCACGTTGTCGTTGTTGCCCCCCCACCTGTTGAGGGCTTAACTCCGCCGCCCGCCCCGCTTGTCGTATAAAGAACTATGTGTACCTTATAGACCTTGCCGGACTCCACAACAAGGTCTGTTCCTACCACCTTGGCAACGACAATGCTATTCACTACATCCAGTTGAGTCGTACAATATGCAGTTTGCACAACCCCAACACCCGTTGCACTGTTTATAACAGGAGTCGTGAAAGTCTTATTGGTTGATACCTTAGTGTTCGTTTCGGTGAGAACTGTGTCATCCCACGAAGGGATAGTACCATTATTTGTCAAATACTCACCAGAAGCCGTAGCCATATCGGGCAGAAAACTAGCATCAGCCAAGTCCCGCAAATCATTAAGAATACCAGCAGTCAAAAATACTCCGCACCAACTTCCTGCTGCGTGGTCTACCTGTGTAGTACCTTCCATAGCACGAGTCACAATAGTTATTGTTGCTCCAGAACGAGCGCATTCGATTATCTCCACATTGTTATCATCTCTGGGTCGTAGGTACGAGCTACCCCATACCGTCATTATGAAATTTGCAGTGGGGAATTTATCCGCATCTGCCGTAGGTACGGTAAAGCTGGTGGTCGCATCAACTATCTTAATTCCTGTGGTTGATAGCGCGTGATTTGTAAAGTCCATAGACTATTTTAGCACTAACCAAAGTTATCTACCAACTGATTCTCTGTCTCCACTCTGGATTCTCCTCCCTAATATAATTCACCCCCTCCTTGTTGTGAAAGAGTATTTGTAGGTCCTCGAACCATTTCTGGTAATCCCAACGTACATTATCCATTAGATATTTTTCCGCTCGTTTTCTGACCTGTTTTAGTTTTTCTGGGGCCCACACAAGGAGCTCCTTCGCCTTTGCCACATAGTCATCTAGAGTATCGCAGCAGTACCCATCTAATCCATTAGTAACTTGTTCAGGAAAAGCCCCAAAGTTAGAGCAAAGAACAGGAGTTCCTGATAGTCTGCTTTCTACGTTTGTCCCCCCAAAGGGTTCAATATACCAAGTAGGCACGAAGGTAATGGCTGCGTTTGCGTAAAGCTCCTTCCGTTTCTCTGCGTCTGCGTACCCTTGAAATTCCCAAGTTGAAGGTGGGATATCAAAGCCGTCCCCAACAAGGTGTCCGCGATTATCTACTTTAGCCCCTTGTCCCACAATGATTAGCTTCTTACCTAGTATTCTTGCGGTCTCTACGGCAATCCAGATTCCCTTTGCCACTATTAGTCGTCCAATAAATAGAAAGTAATCCTTTTTCTTATATCTTGGAGTAAAGTCTGCATCGTCGAAGTAGTTTGGAATCACCCTGTCGTAATAGTTACCTGTTGGAGTAACTCCTTTGCCAAACTCCGCACCATAGGAAAAGTGCATCATAGCGGAGCTCTCAAAGCAGCGGTAACGTGGGTGTTCTGGTGTTCCTGCTTCTGAACCCGTATAACCAATTCCGCTCTCACAATCTAAAGCTAAACCCGTGGCATTAGCAACTACATCATGGTACACCCCCATTGTTCTTAAAAGGAAGTCATCTGGTTTCCTGTGTGCGTTAATGTACTGGCTTGCTACTGTGTATAGTTTTAAGGTGCTGGGTTTCTTCTCGGTATTAAAGTCGTGTCTATATTGCTCTTGGGTCCAATTATATCCCACCTCGAAGTCATTTCGCCCATCCCCCCAATCTCTAGCAATATCATCTACTGTATGTGTCTCTATAAAGTGAAATTTGTCTGAATTGACGTAACTTTCCGCACTATACATATAAAGGGAGGCCTTTGCTCCATAAGCGTAAACTGTATGATTTAAGGATGTCAGCATCTTCGCGAGTTTCAAATTTTTCTGCGAAAATGCGCACGAATTATACTCTCTGGACCAAGGTAAATGCGAAAGTCCCAAGAGATGAAATGTCATTATTCTCCGTAGTGTGAACCCAAAAAAACTCCAAAATAGCACCTTCCAAAAAGTCCATCTTGGTTCAACTGTTTCGTCTGTCCAATTCCACCCAGCCACTTGTTTAGCTCCTCCTCTTTCAGGTTGTGAATATGCCCTTCGGAAAGCCCTATGTCTATCCACTCAAAAATATGGAGTGTCTTGCACATCTTCTTCGCATTTTGGATAATCTTTTCGGGGTCCTCCGTGTGCTGTAGACAGTTGTAAATAAAACACATATCTACCTGTATATTCTCTGTTGGTATATCCTCGCCCTTCCAGTCACAGAACTTTATACCAGCCTCCTTATATCGAAGCATGGTCCATTCTGGATACTTGCATGGGTCTATCACGGTCCTTTCCTTTGCTTTACTTTTGAGTAAAATCGACTGTTCCCCACCACCGATGTCGATTATGTATTTATCTCCAAAGTCCCACCCACTTTGGTTAAAATGGTTTGTTTTATACTCATCTAACCCCATCAGGGAAGCGTAAGTATATTGCTTGGTTTCCTCATTATAGGTATTAAATTGCTGGTTATTGTGCCAATTTTTCTCAAACTCTTGTGCCTTTTCCCATTCTGTTTTCATATAAAGAAAGTGTACTACTTCTGTATTGTACAGTCAAGTATCGTTACAGAAGGTCGAGACGTGAGGTGGGGAAGGGACCTGTAATACTGTTGGTTGGGGTGTAATACACGGTTATGCGGATATGGTCAACAGATGGAGTTTGCGCCCCAACTGTTGCTGATAATACAAAACCAAAGTCCGTGGAGTTTATGTCAGATGCTGACCAAGTTTCCGACCATAGGTCATCCGATGCCCCATATCTGAAGTACACGCCAGTGTCTTCACCGTCCCAATATCCGACAATACTTTTGTCTGTGGCACCAACGGTTCCTCCTTTGACTATCTTAGCCACCGAATCCGATGACCTACCCATGCCGGGCGAGTACCGTTTAACCTCTACAAATATACCACCAACGGTGGCACCTGCTGGTATAGAAAACCCAAAGTTTGTGGCTTTCAAATAGTGTGTTGTACTGCCGCTACTTCCCGCTGTTGCATAAACAGTATTATTTGTCTTGGCGTTGTCAACATCGCTCCATGCCTGTGTTCCCACTGCGCTATCATCTGCCATTGTTCCTGGGCTTGCGGTGACCGCAATGTCGCCATAGACATAAAACACAGCATCTTTTCCACTTTCTGCTACCCACGACCCATTATAATAGGAGAAATTACCATTATGGGTCGGGGAGGATGCGTCAAAATATACCACGGCGTAGTTGGAAGCATCTCTAAATGTATACGCAATTTTAAAGACTGCACAATAATTTGTGCTACCGTCTAAACAGATAGGGGGAATGTTGTCAAAGAGGGAGTCAACCCACGCGACCACAGTGTTCAAATCCGCTATATCCTGCCCCACCGATGTTATCAGTGGAGAGCCAGTAGGAACAGAGTTCGTTCCAAAAGTGCCACTATGTGTGTATATCTCACAGTACATTGTCCCTGTTGGACTCCCCACTTTCTTTGCAGCAAAACTAACCTGTGTTATTCGATTGTTCGAGGTAGAGCCAATAGCAAACGACTGGCCAAAATAAGAAGTATCAGCTCCGGCAATGTAACCACTATCTGCATTTGCTCCTGCATAGCTATCAATAAGTGTTGCCATTATGTATTAGCCCCCCCCATAAACTTTTTAACCTGTACTGTGTATAAGGCAAGTACCTGCGCGGCACTCATATCTACATCAAATATAGAAATATCATCCATTTTTCCGTTGAAATACCTCCCTGTCTCGGTTGCTCCATTTAATCCAAAGTTTCCTATGTTCAATAATTTGGTATTGTCCGCAGGGTTTTTAGTACCCGCAACATTCCAGTTAAAATTGTAATTGCTTTCACTATAACTATCTATAAGCACAGCCATGGTAAGTTCATATAATTAAAATACTGTCACGGAGCCAACCTTTCCCAGGCTCGTGTTTACCTTTCCACCCGCCTTTGCGATTTGATATAAGCTGGTCCCGCCAATCTTCAATGTTGTGGGAGTACCATACTGTATATCGTCCATAAGGATACTTCCTTCTGTATATGTTGTCGCCGCCGTAGTTACTCCAACATAGAGCGAAAAGAAGATTAGAGCCGCCGCGTTCGGAGTACCGAAGTTGCCTGTGCGGTTTGCCCATGGGAAGACCAATGTCGTCCAAGTCGCTACCGGTATAGAGGCTGGACTCCAAACCCAGTATCCACTATTGCTATTATCGGCACTGCTTCCTATATAAAGAAACTCCGAGCCAAGCTTATCTTTAGTCGCCTGGTCTACGATATACAACTTTACCGTTATACATCCCACAGTCGTGCTAATGCTAATAGAGGTCATATCAGTCTTGGATGTACCGCTATATGCCAGGACAGTAGCCGTTTTTTTGAGTTTTATCGAGCCTGTGCCCTGATACTTAGTGGTTGAGTCTATACCAACAGTTCCACCCTCGGAATAGGCCCAGCCAGTATTTGCATCACAAGAGTTCCATGAGGTCATATTACGTGTGTTCTATTTGAACAAGCTGTGGATTAAAGAACATCCTATCTGCATGAGTAGCAACACCCATAATTTGTATCACATCATTGGCTCCGGTTGGGGCCGTCTGTGAAAGTGTGTTCCCAGTGGTTCCAGTTATAGTGCCGTAAATGAGACCTCCAACTGTCCATGCCCATGTATCATCACGAGCAATACCAAGCACTAAGTATGAGCCTGAAGCGCCTGCACTTATTGTCGCTGCGGCCATAACGACGGCAGACATAGTTGCAATTGCGTCCGCATCAATGAGTTGCGCCTGTCCATCAGAGGCGATATAACAAACATCTCCAAATGCTTGATTTTCGTTGGCTGCTAATTGAATTGTAATCCCATTCGCCGAGTGGTCTGAACCAGGTGCGGCTGTTAAAGCAACCGTATCACCGACTGCTCCCGTTGCTCCAGTCACTCCTGTGCCACCCACCGTGCCAGCGGTACCAGTATTGCCGGTAACACCAGTCCCGCCTACCGTTCCAACACCAGTTGCACCCGTCACCCCTGTTCCGCCTACTGTGCCAGCAGTACCCGTATTCCCTGTTATACCCGTTGCCCCAGTTGTACCTGTTCCCGTTGCTCCAGTTGTACCTGTTCCCGTTGCTCCAGTTATGCCGGTTGGCCCCGTACTCCCTGTAACTCCAGTGCTTCCAACAGTGCCTACACCCGTGTTACCAGTAATTCCCGTTGCACCAACAGCCCCATTACTGCCAGCTGTACCAGTATTACCCGTGACTCCGGTAGCTCCTGTTGTTCCAGCACCGGTTGCCCCAGTTACTCCAGTATTTCCTTGTGAACCGGCTGTTCCAGTAGCTCCAACTGTCCCAGTGCCCGTTGCACCTGTTACGCCCGTCCCGCCAACAGTACCACTTGCACCGGTAACACCTGTTGCACCTTGCTGAACTAATAAACTCCACTTAGCAGCTGCCAAATCCGTAGAGAAGGTTCCTGACGTGTGAGCTTCGATACATACATAAGACGAACCTGTTTGATATACACACTCTTTAAGAGCGTAAACCGTTGAGGTTGTCCATTGTCCTCTCCATGGATACTGAGTACCTGAAGCACCAGTAACGCCTGTTCCTCCTACCGTACCAGTGCCCGTGGCTCCCGTTACTCCAGTGGCTCCGTCTGCACCAGCAGTACCAGAGGCACCAGTTACTCCTGTGCTACCTACTGTACCCGTTCCTGTCGCGCCGGTAATACCCGTAGCCCCAGCACTTCCAGCGGTTCCCGTGGCACCTACGGTACCAACCCCGGTATTTCCTACTACTCCAGTAGAACCTTGCGCACCCGCTGTCCCGGTATTGCCCGTCACACCAGTTGCACCTTTTTCTACCCAAACATCCCACCAAGCCGTATCTGTAGGTAAATTATTTGTATTTGCACTTTGTTTTGAAATATAAGCAGTTCCACTATACGAAACCGCATCATCAGTAGCGTAAGTAACGCCAGAGTCCCAAACACCAATCCAGTTGACTCCAGCACCGGCTACTCCAGTCGAGCCAGCAACACCTGTGTTTCCAGCAGGTCCTGTCGAACCCGTAACCCCCGTTGAGCCAACGCCCGTGTTCCCAACGATACCCGTGCTTCCTTGTGTCCCTGTTGCTCCTTGCACACCACTTGCCCCGATACCTGTTGAACCCTGCGTACCAGTATTTCCTGTTACTCCAGTTCCGCCAACTACACCAGTTGAGCCCTGTACCCCAGCTGTACCAGTTGCACCGGTGGTCCCCGCTCCAGTGTTCCCCGTTATACCGGTGAAACCTTGAGAGCCAGTCGCACCTGTGGTGCCAGCCCCCGTACTACCCGTGACACCAGTATTTCCTTGTGCCCCTGCGCTTCCTGTCGCACCAACTGTACCAACACCTGTATTCCCAGTTACACCTGTAGCTCCTACTCCTGTCGCACCGACCGTACCGCTTGCACCCGTTACACCAGTCGCACCAACACCCGTAGCACCGGCGACGCCAGTTGTTCCCTGAATACCAGTTGCACCCTGTGCTCCTGTACTTCCAACCCCTGTAGCTCCCGCCGCACCCGTGTTACCACTAATTCCTGTCGCTCCTGTGCCTGTGGCTCCCGTTACTCCAGTTGAACCAGTGGCGCCTGTTGAACCAACTCCTGTATTTCCCGCAAGTCCCGTAGCACCAGTCAATCCTGTAGACCCAACTGGACCACCACTTGCTCCTGTAATTCCAGTCGAACCTTGAAGGCCAGTAGCACCAGTAACAGCATTTGCGGTCACATAGGACTGCATCTGCTCTAAGATATAAGCGGTTACGAAAATGCCGACATTATCCCCTATTGCGTGGGGCGCATCAGTTGTATCTTCTCTTGCGTCTTGAATTATAGTAAAAGCATTGCCACTTCTAGTACACTCTTTGATTTCATAATTAGGGTCATCCATTGGCCGCAAATATCTTGCAGACCAAATAGTAACGTGCATATTCGCGGTTGGAAAATCGGTTCCATCATTAACCGTGAAGGTTGTTGAGGTCAACGCTATATCTGAGGTAAGTTTTGCTCGTGCACCATTACTAACAGCTAACATATTCTATTGTAGTCAAACTTAGGTTATTCCCCACTTAGAGGAGTTCTATTCTTACGACTACACCTTTGACAATAGCCGAGTTCGTACAACCAAGAGTTAAGGAGTCCCCGGCCTCAAAGACCTCTGACGGTTCGCCTTTCTTAAACAGGTTTGTCCATGTGGCATCGGAATATAGAACCGTATCGTAAGCGGCTCCCTGAGAGGCATTTAGCGTCAAAGTTAAAGGCTCTGTAACAGCAGATGCACCATGTGCCGTAATGTTCAGTATTCTAAATTTGTGTACCGGTGCTATTGCAACAGATATTGCCGCATCAGTTCCCAGTGACTTGTATTCGACAACCTCTGGGGCAACTCTTCCGCGACTATTATAATTCACTCCCATATCGCCGAGCTTGAGGATTACTCGCTTCCTTAATAAATTAAGTGGTTAATACCCACACAAGAAGGGAGCCTTATCTCCCCTCTCTGTGTAGCTACTTTCTAGTTACTGCTAGGCTGCAACTGTTCTATAAAGAACATGAACCTTTAAGGTTCCTGCTGCTGTACCCGGTTGTGTGTACGCTGTCCCTGCTAGGTTTAACGTACTGTTTGCGGTGAGTTTAATATCAGCCGCTGCTAACGAACCAACATAAGCAATGTCAGAAGCCGAATCACCAATCAAATCTGCATCAGCAATTGCAGCCGAAACCGCAGTTGTACCCTGTCTTATAACAAGGTCGTTATTTCCTCCTGTATACGCCGCTGTTGCGAAAGTATAAGAAAGAGTAGCTGAAATAAATTCGTGGATATATCCTGCTCCCGGTGCTGCAACTAGTACCGCACCCGCTGAGTGACCAATGTCACCAGCCGCTGTACCAACAATTTCTGTTGCCGTTATATCAACAGTAACCGCTTGAATAACAGTTGGGTCAATTTTCGCAGATGTAACATTCTCGTCAACTATCGTTGCAGTTGTAACTGTGTTGTCAGCGAGGGTTGTACCACCGCCCAATGCAGCTTGCCATTTACCAAGAGTCTCACTCCAAATAAAAGGCACTGACTCATAACGAGCAACTATCATAGCAGTACCGTTTGCAACATTAGATGTCGCAGCGGTAGCAAAAGTAATCGTTTCAGCAGCATCTGAGATATTAGTCACAAATACACGCTGTCCATCAACCCTTCCTGCTTCCAAAATAACGCCAGTTCGAGATGCTCCACCACAGTCATAAAGTACAACACCAAAGCCACGACCGTTGTCGTAGGTTTCCAGAGTTTCACCGTTACCGGCTCCAGTCTGGGTTTTTACTCTATCGTTAATGTGGAGTCTTGTTCCCATTTTTTCGTCCATATTAGTTCCAATTAAATAAGATAACTACGGAGAGAAGTTACCTCCCCCCCGTAGCAAACTCCCTTAGCTCCATGCAGAACCTGGCACCATAGCACCAGCAATTCCACGAGCCGAAGCAGCCTTTGCAGCTAAAATCTCATGAACATAATAAGACTTAGTAAGATTTTTTGTATCCATGTCTTCTGTCTTAGTAATGTCTTCTGAAACTTTAATTCTAAGGTCTACCGCATCAAGGTCTGCCAAGAACCACATATTGTCATTTCCACCATTAGCCGTTGAGAGGTAAGGAGAAACTACAACTTTCATGATTCCCTTATAGGTGTTGATGTCGTTGTTTGCACTAAGAGGTGCTTTGTCAGTTCCTGCGAAAACTTGTGCAAGTTCTGCGAGTTCTGGACCAACAACCAATGCGAGATTACTCACACCTGAAGTTGCATAAGTACCGTCTGAGAGCAAGTGAGACATCAAGGCCTTTTTAGCAAGACGCAATGCTTCTGGGCCTAATTCGGCCTGAACTGCACCGTTCATAATGACATTTGACCATGTAGAAGCAGCCATCACCGACCCTGCTGGGTATGGATGTGCTGGGTCTAATAGCGTCTGACCATCGGCCAATAGGGTCGTGTCAGCATTAACAAGAAGGTCGAATGCAATCTTGTCTTTTGTTTTCTGTGCTCCAGTAACAAGTCCTTTAAAAGCATTTAATTGCTCTTTGTACTTACCGAACTTCGCTGCCATATAAGAAACTTCAACTCCCTTGGAGTACATTTCTTGTGTCCAACTTGTATCGTAGCCCATGACTCGGTCTACTAAAGTACGGTTTGCACCGTCTACTTCTACCTTTGGCAAATAGCCGTAAGGTGTAAATTCTGATTCCGTTGAAACGTAGTCAGCTTCTGTCTCGTAGTTGAAGAGCTTGACTTCTTTCCCCATTACAAATGGTTCATATTTGTCTTTGCCTTCCACGAACACCTTTGCAAACTCTGGGTTAATACCCCTGAGGTATTTCTGCATCAATGCAAGATTTTCCATAATATCTTTTCTATAAAATTAAATTCTAATCAACTAAGCCAAAAGCTCGTTGAATTTAACAATCAAATTACCGTTATCTAATACCGCAAGCGAGAAGAAGGTACCGGTCGTTGCCGATACACTCGATTCGTCTATTACGTTAATAGCTGAGGTAATGTCGAAGAATTGGAATGGCAACGCCGAAGTGGTCGTTGTTCCCAATGCTGCATCTGGGGCAACTTCCCATTCTGATTCTTTGCTCGTGTCTACAATCGCGTAGATTTGGTCGACAGTTTGATTATCTGCTTCTGCGGTGAATGTATCACCGTAGTCAATATCTGCTACCGGTTTTCCTTCTATATTACAAACGCCAACACACATTCCCAATGCGTCTGCTGCCCCTGCCGTTGAAGGAACCGCAAGAGCTGCGGTGAGTTTAACTGGTGCACCTACTTTAATAGCCGCACTGTTGGTAATAAGAACTTTTCTGAGTTCCTGTTTCCCTCGTACATGTAAAAATCCTGCCATGTATAAAACAATTAAATTAACTGAAAATAAACCTTTATTCAAGGTGTAGTGAGATTTATTATGCTACCACGCAAGGGAAAAACCCAAGCTTACGGAAACATAAGTATCTAATTGTAATCTAATTGTTCAGGAAATGTCAAGAACTACTCTTCGAGATAGTCTTCCCAGTTGTCTAGTGCACCAGAGTCAATCAGCTTTCTGGCCTCCTCGACACTAATCTTCGGCTGCGCCTTATTAACGTTCTGTGCCGCCAACTGTTTCTTGTCTGATGACTGCCCAGGATTGCCTACCGTTCCAGAGCCGCCTAATCCAGCGACAGTGCTTTGCATGAACTTACTCGCCTCAATACTAACAGGATTCCCGTACACTTCTCGCGCAGATTGTTCCCATGCTTCCATCATGGGAAGACCTTTGGACTCATACAGTTCATACGCCCTCTTACCAAGTTTCTCGGAATCCGGTCCGCCAGTGATAATTTGCGGGTAGCTTTCTGATAATTTTGTCAATGCGTATTTTATTTCTCTCTCGGTTGTCGGTGCAACTGCTGCCTCTGGGGCAGTTACTGGAGCAGTTACCGGTTCAGTCCCAGCTTCCTTCATCTTTGTTCCCAAAGCTGCAACAGCTTCATCAATATCTTTCCCCTCGCTAACCGCCGTCATTATGTCGTTGATTGCTTTTCTAACCTCTGGATTCTTCTCGGCCAGCTTTGCCGCGGCATAACCCACATTGGCAAAAGGTTGAATCTTTTTATTTTCTGCTAGTAAGCGTAATGCTTCAGCAGCAGAAGACTTTTCATCTGTCTTTGGTAGCTCTTCTCCACCTTCTCCACCTTCTGCACCTTCAACTTCCTCAACGGGAGTTGCAACAGGTTCATCAACTGGTGCAGCGGGCTCCTCAACTGGTGCTTCTACTGGAGGCACTACTGGTTCAACTACTGGGGGTACAATTACTTCTTCTGCCATGACTATTTAATAAAAATTATTTCTTTTTCTTAACTAACTGCTCCTTAACTTTTTTCCTTTTGGCTATCTCTACCATAGCCGCGTAGGGTATTCCCAGCACAACACCGAAACCCTCAAGCCAATCGACCGAGGTAAATGTTTCTCCCACCTCTTTATTTTTGGAAAATATCTGCCACGCTTTCCTCATGGAGTTCGCCTCAGAATACGAGTATATCTTGCGCAGTGCCTCGAATACAGGAGACTCCCCTAGTCGCACTAACGCTTCTAAATCGGCATCACTTGCCAGTTCGATTCCATATAGCCCACGAAAACTCATGCCCGTCTTTTTATCGACAGTCTTAATCTCTTTAAGGATATTGACAGTATTTTCTAAATCGCTCATTGACAGAGTTTAGCAAGGATTGTTAGTTTCGTCAAGTTACATGTTCGGGGGTAACATTCCCCCAGCATCTTCCGACTGTAGCCGTTGATTACCACTGATTGCGTTATCTTGCATTGGCATACCGACTCCGGCTTGCATCGGGTTTTGTGCCATGTCTGGTCTCCCATTTGCCATCATTTTACGGATTGCCTCGCCTGGGTCCATTGTAGACACCGTGGCTACCTGGTCCATTGGAGGCGTCATGCCCTGCATCTCTGGCGGCATTCCCTCGGCTCCTATCTCTCCTGCTGGTAACATATCTTGTGGCGTGGTCCCGTCAGGTCCGGGAGTCGTTTGTTCGTCTCCACTATTCTGGGCAAAGAACTCTGCTGGTTGCATGGTATCTCCTGCCGTGTGTTCCTGTAGCGCATCAAGATATTCAGTAACGATTGATAAATCCTCCATGTTCTCGGCGGTTTCTGCCAGTTGCTCTAGTTTTTGCCTACCAATAGCAAGTGCCTTCTCGTGAATTTCAACGTGTTGTGGCGGTTCACCCGGCATCGGTTCTACCGGTTCTCCTTTCTTGAGCGAGTCCTGTTGGATATACGCTCGTTTAATTGCTTCTTCTATAGTGCCGCCCTTGTTCGCAATCAAGCCGATGTCGTAATCGTGCGACTTGAAGGTTGCCCTAAGTAGGTCTCTCATTTCGATATAAGGTGCTGGCTGTCCCTGCACGGGAGGTGCTGATGTGTCTCCGGCGTAAGGAGCGGCCAAAGCAAACAACTCTTCAGACTTTTTCATCTGCATTCCTTTTGACATAGAAGGTACGCCCTCAGCGTGCACTTCTATTTGGTCCATATCAAAATCGAATAATTCCTTTGTCAATACGACACTAGCCTTTACGCCACTTTTCTTTGTCACTATATACTCGCCACTCTCGTTTTGTATTACTTCAACTCCATCAACAGGCACTATCTTGCTATTATCTAGCGTTTCTTTTTCCTGTACCTTTTTAGCGAGCAGCTCTGGAATAGCCATAAAATCTTTAATAATACAGTATGACAATTCCCCTATCTGGCTAATTGCGTGCTGAATCTGCATGAACGGTAAGTCGAGCATGGCGGTGGTTGCTTCTTTGTTGAGCGCTGCGTCAGTTGCCGTTGCCGACTTCGTTGCAAATCCCATCGCTCGTTGGTCCACGCCTGTCTTTAAGACCGCTTCTTTCTCCATGTCTTGCAGTACCTTCGACACTTCTGCAATAGGTAAGTTGCTCTTATCGAGCCGCTTGACACTGTCGGAGCCACCCTCAAGTGGAATGAAGGTAACACCATCTGCATTAAGATACCCGTCTACTAATTGCTCGTGAGATTGCGGAGAAGTAGCGTAAATATCCATAAGAGAATAACTAACACCTTCAAGAATTGCGTCATAAAGTTTCTCGTAATAATCTGAGGTAGAGAGTAATTTCGCTCCATAGCCAAGCGACCACGGTGAATACTGAATAGGAAAAGGCTTGATAGCCACAATCGGGATTCGCTTGATACTGTTTGGAATAGGCATTTCGAGCACCACTTTTCCGCCGGCCAATATCAAGTATAAGTCTTGGCGTTGGTCGTAGTAGTCGATTACTTCGTCCATATTGTCGAAGTGTTTGTTTGTTCTAATCGGTTGGAAGATGTTGCCATCGTTAATCATGGAACCTTGCGCTTTCATTGACTCTAGGTTTTTGCTAAACGGATTCCCTTTAAGCTGGTCCTTCAGTTCATCTAGGTCCATGTATCGGATAACCGCGGCTCTTGAGATATACCCGTTCCCTGTACCAAAGTCAGTTCCATCCCACGAGAAGTAAACATCTTCTGGAGCGAGTGGGGTAATCTCTACACCATCGTAATCGACAATCTCTTTCTTCTTGAAAATATCCCTATCGCCTTTCTTCCAGAGTTCCCACGCGTTGTCTTTGAACAGGCTTACATCTCTGGCGCGGTAAGAGTAACCTACGCTCACATAGGCCATGCCCGTTGTGGCAGCGTCTTTAACGACCGGAAACAATTTCTCTTTGAGCTTATATCTACTGAACATCAGTGCGTTAAATACAGCATTGGTTAAAAAGAGTCTGTCCGTATTCGCAACGGGAACACGCTCGCTGAAAACATAAGAAAGGTTGCGCTTAGTATACTCGGCCATGAACGCGTCAACTGTAGACGCTATATACGGGGACTTGGTATTAAATCTCTCGCGCCCGAACTCATCAGTATGGACCCTTGAGTATTGTATAGCCCGCTTACGGGTTAAGTCCCACATTTTCTCGAGCCCCTCTTCGTAGAGGACTGTCTCGCTATCTCTAAATTCCTTGAACTTTCTGACATCCGCATGGGCGGTCGTGTACTTTTCCTCGTCATTCATTCCTTTCAATTTGTTCATCTTTGATGCTCAGAGCCTCACGCATTTTATTTTTTTCCAAGCGCTTCTTCTGCTCCATAAGTTTCCTCATGACAGGAGTTCTGCCTTCACTGTCAATTTTATAGTTGTTTGTAATATAAAGCAAGTCATTTCGTATTTTCACCACCTGCATATCGCCAAATCCCATGATACTATCCTTGACTTTAATAATCCCCATAGATAAAGCATCTAGCCCGTCCACAAACTGACTGGCAGGATAAGAGAAAAGCTCTATACCCATCTGCTTTCCCTTCAAAGATTCGTCAAACTCGACTCTGCCCGTATTGATAAGCGGTTGTTGCGCCTCGATTCTCGATTCCTTCTGCTCAGAGCTGTGGAAGGGAAGTACTAACACCTTCATCTTGAGCGCTTTGAGCCGTTCGTCAATAACCATACGCAGAAAGTCCTGATATTGTATTGTTTCGATGATAAGAGTATGAATGTCGTGCCGTCTGAGGTGGTCGATAACCGCCAGAATCAGTACGTCCGGGTTTCGATGCTTAATTGAAGCATCGAATACCGAGCAGACACCGCTTCCGCCTTTGATATTGAACCCAAAATCGACTATAGCCGAAGGCATAACCTTTCCCAAAGACGGGTCCACCACGCAGTACCGAACCATTTGTTTTACCTCTTCTGGCAAAATCTTCCTGAAGTGCGGAGTGAAGAAGCCAGAACGGGTGCTCTTCGGGTCATTCTGCATTTCCTTGTAGAAAGACGTGGCTCCTTCCGTGTAGAACTGATACATGAGGTATTTGTAGTTACGGTGCTGCTCCCACAAGACCACCACACCCTCCATCATCTTCTCTTTATTCTTTGTGTAAAAGGATTCCGATATACTGAGCTTTTTATCCTTGTGCCTGATGTCTAGCTGTAAAAGCTTACCCCACTCTTCCCACAAGTGTTGATTTTTGCTCCACTTGATAACTGCTGAGTACCTGCCCGAAAAGAATCCGAGCTCTCCCTTCAGTATCCGGTCAAATGCACAGTCCCTTTCCAGCACAGTACCCAGCCACAGGTAACGAGTTTCCATGTTACCCATTTTAAGAACCGTATTGGCTACCCAGTTGAGCGTCTTTTCAATTAAGCGTGCCGAATACGACTCCTCCAGCTTCTCAATATCATCCAAAAGAACAAACTGCGGACGGATTTTGAATAACTGACCTCGGATAGAACCACCACGACCTAGTGCTAAGCATTTGGTGCTCCATTTTGACGTTCCCCTAAACCCCTTCACTACAAAATCGTTTTGGGACCACTTGTCTCCTTCCTTGAAGTCCCCGTAAAGCTTACGGAGCTTCCTGTTGCCCAGAAATTCCTCCTGAATAGCAAGTAGCTGACTATTGGCCCACGTCTGGGACGAACCAACAATCACCCCGAACCTGATTCTCCTAGTCACAATCAACCAAATCATAAAGGCAATTGAAAACAAGGTTGTCTTGCCGAAACCTCTAGGCCAAGCCCTTGCCGCTTTCTGTACCGAGTTCATCGTGAACACCGTGTCATCAATCGCTGCAATCACCCTCTCGGAAAACGCATCAGTTGCCCTATCCTCAAAGATTGTCTTGAAAAAATCAATGAAACTGTTATCTATAATCGCCCTGAGCTGCTTCTCTTCAGCATTGAGTGGTGCAAGTTCTTCAGAAGTCGCATAGTACGGCTCAATGAGTTTTTTTAATTCTAGTTCCAAGGGGTACGCCTACTTAAATAAGTCCTCAACGTCTTCCATCTCAGGTGCATCTTTTATTCCCTCTGGGTCCACCGTTTCTACCGTCTCTTCGTCTAGTTGCTTTCCCGCGATTTCTGCACCCTGCGTTTCCTCGGTCTCCCTAGCCGCTTGTTGGTCCCTCTTGTACGAATAGGTATCGTACATCGGAAGTTCTACCGTTATGTTCATCTGCCCAGGTTTTCTGCTATCAGGAAATATCGCACAGCTGTAATACGCCCCGTTAAACTGTATCGTACCCACGAGGAAATTCCCCTTGGCCCCTCGCCTCGCCGTAACACTCCCGATATTGAGAGACTTTACATAAAGGAACTTCAAAAATTGTTTTTCCATCATAAGACATTCTACCGCAGTTGTAGTTTCTTGTAAATGGTTAGTCAGGTTAGGATTTTCTACCCTGTGATATCTATGTCTTCATCTTTGGCAATCCAATCTACACCGACTTGAGGTGGTGCATCTGGGCTAAAGTGTGCGTGCCAATCTTCCGTAGACCCAGTTTTACTATCCTTTTCTAGTAAATTATGGGCCCTGGTAAGTGCTGCACGGACAATATCCTCTAGCTCATTTTCCTGATGGTAAAACGCCTGTCGAACAATATCCTTGAGAGCCTTACGCTGAACTACATCCTGTATAGATGCGTCTAAAATAGTGAGAATTTTTCCCAACAGATTTTCATTGATTTCTGTGTGGGTATACGCTGAAATGTTGTACCACAAAGCTGTGGTCAATAATGTTTTTTCTTTCTGCATAACTAAACAAATAAACTTAACTAAGACGAAGCTCCGTCTAACAACTTAACCTGACCTGACTGAATTATTTTACCAGATAGATAATAAAAATGCCAGTCTTGGAGAGGTGACTGGCGGACCTTGACAGGGTTGGATTTAAGATATAGCATAATGAAAGTTGAAATTAGTTGAAATACTCAGAATGAACAATATAGTAACGTACGCAAAACTTCTTCGCATTCGCAACACCTTCAAAAAAGTGCAGAATCTTTCATGGACTGTCAGTAAATTAGAGCAAAAATACGACATAGACGGAATGGATGGCCAAACTTCCAAGGAAATGTTGGATGCGTATGAATATCTCGTGAAGGATATAAAAAATATCTTAGTTGAATTACAAAATGAATATGTGGAAACAACCGATAACAACGGAGTGTAATCAATTCGACCTCATAACGAGAATAGTGTTTGTTGAAATAATGCTTTCAGCGAGAAACACTGACATGGAATCACCAGAGGAACTATGGAATGGGAATAAAAGATTTTGGCATCAACTTAAAAAGGGGCAATGTGTATTTGCAATAGACAAATTCTGTAAACAGAGCGGAATATCAAAAAACAGAGTTTCTCAGACCCTGCAACTACTCACTTCGGGAAAACTGCAAATCAAACTGCAAATCAGTCGGAAGTCGTATGGCATGGAAGTAACGATAGAAAACTATGATGACCTTGTTGATATGAAAATCAATTCGCAAATCAAATCAAAATCAAATCGAAATCAGTCGCAAATCAATTCGAAAAGCTATATAGATAAGAGTGTAGAGAGTGTAGAGATTGTAAAGAAATATAATACCCTACCCTCTTTTTTGGAAAAGCTCACTGAAGAGTTCCCTACGGTGGATGTTGAGAGGGAGTATGTGAAGGCTATGGATTGGGTTAAGAGCATGGGGAAGGCTTACAAGGACTATGAAGCATTTATGAGGAATTGGTGTCGAAGATGTGTAGAGAATGGAACTGGCCTGAGAAAAATTATCACAACAGGTGCCCGATTTGTGCCACCTCCAGAAAAATCGGAGCGTGTTGGCTCCGTAAAAACTTTTAGGGAAATCATGGCGGGGAAGGTCTTGACACCCAAACCAGAACCTGTATAGTTGGTAGTAGTATAAGCTAAACGTGGATGCGATGAACTGTTCCATTTGCAAGGGGGATATAAGGGCCGGCGGAGCGTTGTACTGGTACGAGAACGAGAAGGGAAAGACCAAGGTAGCGCACTTTGACTGTTTCTACCCTCTTACTCGTGAGGAAAAAACGGCCAAACCAGTTAAATTTAAGCGAGGATAAGCATGCGAGAACGTGTTAGTATAGGCAAGCGGTTGGCCAAGGTAGTGGGCTGGCTAATTCTAGTTTCTTTTGGCTTTGGTATTGGGTATTTTACCGCCTCAGTCCAAGATGCAGCCGCGATGAGCAAGCAGACCGATGAGATAGCCCAGTTATCCTTCGCTCAAAACCAGGAGAGCGTCAAGTTGATTGCCGAGAATAAAGTTCTGAAAGCAACAAACGATTCCGTTAAAAATACGATAAAAGGGGTCTGCAAGCAAAAGAAGGTACTCGCAAGCTCCATGGTCGGTATCACCAAATCAACAGAAAATATCTGCGCAGCGGTTCCCATGTCGGCGTCCTGCTCGTGGATTGGCTTTAGCGTTAACCAACTCAGGTCCGCTAGAGACGCCATAAATAAACTGGACTGTAACTAGTTTGGCAAGAATCCGCTGTAGTAAGTGTAAAATCTATAAACTATCGGATAGCTTCGGCCCCCGATTAGAGACAAAACGCATGAGGCGCAGCTGGTGCAAAATTTGTACCGCCAAAGACTCCCTCTCCCACTACTATAAGAAAAAAGCCGCCGTAACCCTCACCCAATTCCCCCACATAATCCTCCAAGATAAAAAACTAGACGCCTTTATCCAAATGAAAGATAGAACCCCCCCCACCTCCTCCTGATATACTTTATTTCTAAAGATTTTGCCTCATCTCCCTCCCATAGGTACTGTTTTGGGTAAATGTCCCAAACCCCTATACCCGTTAGATTTTACTACCATTTTAGACACTAGAATACTATTCATATATTTAGGTACCATATTAACGATAGTCCTAAAAGCATAACCCTAGACTGCTGAGAAGAAGGTTAAACTATTCGAAGCCGGTTGGACTACTCTATACCCTGTACTGTATCTGGCGGGTACTTTCCCTTCACCCACGGTGGTCTGTTGGCTTCTAAATAGTATTATATGCTTATATATATTTATTATAGTTAGTATATAGTCTATTACTATATATACCAGTAACTATATATTTATAAGTAGTATATAGTTATTACTAACGAATAATACAATATATAGTATATATATAAGTAATATATATATAATAGTACTTGACATTGTTATTAATTTCATGTATACTATTCTCAGTGTAGTAGAAATACATCACGAGAACTTTAACAGTATTACCAGCTAGGAGAGTTAGTGGCATTGTTGCTATTGATTATCATTTTGCTGTATGGGTTCACCCCTGTATAGCGTTTACTTGTTACGCCTTAGGGCATGGGATATATTCCCATAGGTATTGATTATCTTATGCAGTAATATAGTGCTATTGACATTCGGATTGAGATACTGTACAATGTTCCTAGTGTAGTAAAACATTACACGAAAAAAGTGTTAAAAAATAAGAGGAGCAAGAATCGAACCGTTTGAGAAACACGGTCAGATAAAAGAACGACAGCATGGCGGATTCTATTACCATGACTGGCTTGATGCTGACTGCTTGGCAAGTGAACGGGCTACGCGGTAAAACGCCAACGGGGAACACCGTTGCGGGACTTGGAAGGTAGCGTGCAAAGCATAAGAGAATTATGCAAGCATTGAGATGTAAAGATTACAGTAGTACCGCTGAAATTAGACGCGGTTGAAATGTAAGAAGTTTTACCTCATAACACGTTATACAATAGGATATTGCAAAGTATCCTATTATATAATTTTACTTGGTTCAATTATGAAAAGAGTTTTCAGAATCACGTTGACTCGTGGTAACAAATCGTACCGCATCAACGTAGTGGGCAAATAATTTCATGGTATAGCAAGCACTGAGAGATTGACGATTAAGAATTATAAACTAACAGTAAAACGTTATGAATACGAAACCCATGTATGTCGAATACATCATTAAGTTTGGCACTCTCAATAACAAGCGAGGAGCTTACTTGGTACAAGCAAACAACGAACAGCAAGCCCGAAAGATTGCCGAAAAAGAATTGTTCGTAAAGTATCCGCAAGCATTATGGATAAAAGTCATGGGTGCTTACGATAACTAACTTAAATGTTTCACGCAAACTGCAAATAGTTTCCACCAACAACAAACTAACTTATCAAATTATAAAATGAAACTAGAAAGACAGATATTCATTCCAACTGAATACGACCAAAAAATAGAGGTCAAAAACTTGTGGGAAATTTACTACTTAACGAAAAGTTACAACGGGAAAGACTACTACATAGGTAAATACTTTGGAGAAAAAAGGTCAAAACCTGATGCAAATTATCGTTTTGAAACAAAAGAACAGAGGGAGAAGTATACCGAGCAATTTATGGCAAAGGTTAGGGGCTGGGTGGCAAGAAGAAACAAGGCGAAAGAGGAACGAAAACAATGGAAACATAGTTATAAAGTAGGCGATATACTCTATTCATCGTGGGGTTACGACCAAACCAACATAGACTTTTACCAAATCACCGCACTCGTTGGCGAGAAAATGGTAACTATTCAACAGATAGGCTCAAAAATATTGGAATGTACGGGCTACGAATCGTATAGAGTTACGGCAGATACAACGAAGAAGATAGATGAACCGATGACTAAAATCGCTGGTAAATACGGGATAAAACTGACAAGTTACGCAAGTGCAAATACATGGGGAGGAGAACCAATGTATAAAACGTGCTACGCATAAGCAGTACACAAAAATTAAGATAATTTCCACCATTTACAATGAAACTTATAGACAAAAACAGGGTGCTTATAGATGATAAAATCTATAGAATTGTAACTCCGCAAGAGTGGCAACAGTCAAAGAGTCATGATAAGCAAGTCATGATTATAGATAGGAAGACAACATTTTTACTTAAATTATAAGAAAGAAAACATGGAATATCTCATGCGCTACAAAGAAACAGTCGAGAAGAATGTTATCATTGAAGCAGAGAATCAACAGGAAGCGAAAGAACCTTTGTAATTGATGAGATAGTAGTTGGAGGGTTTTGCGACCATAACACGGTAACAATCTATTGCCATAGCGATATCACGACTGACAGAGAAGTTACATGGTATCCAAATAATCTAATACTTTACTAACATGAGCAAAACAGAAGAAGCAGTATTTGCCTTGTCGAGAGAAATACAAGAGTTTATTTTCCTAGACTCTAGGAAACGTAGAAAGAAATCGGAGAACATAAATGAAACATATAGTTTGAGGGTGGCATTGGAGTATGTTAAATTATTAACGAGAGGATTATGAAAACAATCGACCACTACGAAATACGAATTGATGACCACAAAGGAATGAAGGCAACCGAGGTATACGAACTTCATAGTGATTATCAGTCTAGGGCGGAAACCCTTGATATGCAAGGCATAGAATACTACGCTTGCATTGTCTATGAAGACAACACCGTAGAAGACGACCACGAAATAGGTTGGACACCGTGGCAAGTAAGCCACCTAAAGGCACAAGTGGCTAAATTAAGAGAGGAGGAAAACTAATAGGCAAATAAATTTCCACTACAAACAATTAAATTATCAAATATAAAAACATGAAAACTTATCAAGTTTACATACAGCACACCGTCACGACAATGGAGTGCGTTGAAGCAGAAGACGTAAAAGACGTAATCAAGAAATTCGACAAGAGGGAATTAGGCTTCGATGCGGAAGAGTGCAATAGAAACATGGTTCTTGACTGTATCGCGGATGACGAAACAGGCGATACTGTATGGTACAACAAAGATTTAATTTTAGAGGAGGTAGAATAATATGGAGAAGCACATTTACACAGTAGAGGAAATATACAAGGCACTCAATGAGAACCTTGATGTATTCTTTGCGAAGACGGGCAATCATTTTAACCTACCAAAGAGAGAAATGACCAGCATCCAACAGTTCAACGTAAATAAGGCGGTCAGAAAGATTGCAGAAGTTATGCAATGCTGGATTGTCCAGAATATGCCAAGAAAACAGGCAATTAAATTAAGCAGAGAGATAGTATGCGAGAACTAACCAATAGAGAATTAACCACATGGCTGCGGAGGGCATTGATAGACGGTCAGAACAGCAATTTTGCAGAGAGGTTGCAGAACGGATTGTGGAGACTGCTCGGCTCGCAGATAGATGATAGAACAATCAATATTCACGAGTTCATGAAGGTGTTGGCAAAAGTCTCCGTAGTTCAAGAAAAAGAAATATGGAAGTATGTATCAGGGGAAACATCATGATTGAGGCATTTTCCACCATAATCGGTGTGGCAATCTATGCACTAGCAATCATTGTAGTGTTCGGACTAATTTTTCATCAAGACTAATATGATACTAACAGCAAAATACAAGTTTGACGAGATAACGGTTAAGGAAATGCTATCTCACGCTATGGGCTTATTCCGTACCGTAGAGGTAGATTTCGATAAGAAAGAAATCAGACTAATCTACATGGGAGTTACCGACTTTAGGTATGCTTGACAATGTAATGTAGATATAGTATAAGATATAAAATAAATAAGAAGGAGGTGTTGTGATTTACAAAAGTTTATTGAGGCATAAGTTAGTGTGTGATGGAAATGAATATCCCCCAAGCGGAGTGGTGGTTAGGATTCCCAGTTCAGTTGAGTTCGACAAGGGCAATGCCTTTGAGTATCTGCAACAGGACGAGACGAACCTACCGCCGAGAGTCGAAAACGTACTTTATATCGTACCGAAGATTATCGCAATTCTTTGCAAAGACAGAGAAGATTTAGTGTCTCCTGTTGGTACAATCAAAGGCGGCAACATGGGCGATATACAGGCTTGTCAGTATTTGGCAAGGGTAGTAGTAAGATAAGTTATTAGAAGCAAAAGATGGAAAGTGATTTTATGTCGTTTGTAAAATGGGTAGCAATACCGTTCGCACTGATTGTCACGATTGCATGTTTTGGGATTATAGCAATCGCAAAGAGTTTTTGTGGTTCAGGATATACAGGTTACGAAACGAGATGGCAGAACAACCTTGTCGGTTGTCAGATAAGAACTGATAATGGATGGGTTCCAGTAGACAATTTTATTGTCAATGAGCAGAAGGACTAGTTAATTTATTATTTATAAAATATGTCACACGGAATATGGACAGAAAAACAGAGGAAAGCCCGGGGAAGGGCTATTAGACAGGCTTGGAAGAAAAAGAAGGAATGGCTTAACAGTAAGTATTCTCAACCGGTAAAATTAGTAGAGCCCGTTACTGACGAAAGCATAGCAATAGATATTCTCAGGAATGCAAGCAAGGGTCTTACTCGCTATCAGAAGTATTCATTTGACAACGGTGCATTCTTTATCATTAGGTCGGAGTATCCAGTTATCGAGTACTTCAGAAAAGGTATAGCAGTAACGATTACGGTTTTAGACGAAGAAGATAACAGAAAATAATTAAACAGGAGAATTATGAACGAAAAAATAAAAGAAGCTAGAAATGCAGAAAAGAGGCGGGCAGAGGATATACAGAGGGACTTACTCTCCACTATAGTCACAGTAGATGAAAACGACATGCCAGACGTTAAGACAACGGGCAGAGTATGTATAAACAGATGGAAGAAATTACACAAACTACTAGATGCAAGAGGCAATAAAAAATAAGATTAACACGAAACATCATGAAAGAAAATACAAAAGCAATTTCCACCCTTAACAATGGGGTTGACAAAGACGAATTGGAGAAAGCATTAAAATCATTCGTTGCGAGTAACGACCTATTCCAGAAGGTCGGACCAGCAAAGGTTGAAGCGTTCTTCCAAGTAGCAAGGGCATTTGGACTTAATCCATTCAAGCGAGAAATCCACGCTGTACCTCACTATGACAAACAAACCGGCACATATAACCTCACGATTATCACAGGGTACGAGGTGTACCTAAAGCGTGCAGAGGAAAGTGGCAAGTGGGGCGGGTTCACAATCAAAAGCGAGGTAATCCCTAATGAATGGGTATATTGTGATGAACCAAGATATACATGGGTATTCGTGCACAAGCAACCAGCCGCAGGAATCTATTACAGCAACTCTAAGATTACCGTAACGGTTCACCGGAAGGATTGGAAGCAACCGTATGAGCACGAGGTATTCCTTAATGAAATCATCCAATACTCACAACCATGGAAGAAACAACCACAGTATATGGGAAAGAAAGTAGGATTGGAACAGGCACTCCGTTGGGTATTCCCAGACCAAGTGGGCGGACTACCCTATACTGACGATGAATTGCCTGTAGAAACCAAAGATAGAGTATCAGAGGCAAAGACAGTTCAGATAAAAGAAGAGAAGCCACAGGAGCCAATTAAGGCGTTTGCTGCCGGCTTACCAACAGAGAAGGACAAACAAGAGGAAACTACTGCACCGGCAATCACCAAACAGGAGTCTGTTGACGTAAAACTCAAGTATGCAAGGTCTGTCGCGAATCTTCAGGAAAGATTTAAGAGGGCGACTACAGATGAAGAAATTAAGACCGTAACAGGTAAGGCAAAGGCGGCACTAAAAATGCTGTCCGAGTATCCAGACCTATTGGAGCAAGTTCAAGAGATTGTAGACTCCGAAGCTGATATTGAACCGGTAGAAGTTGTAGACGGAAAACTCACCGACAACGATGACGTATTCGCTACAATGAAAGATATCTAATTTAACTGTCCTATCAAATGTCACAAAGAGAGAAAGTTCTAGAGGAGCTTATTGATGCGGGAGATGTGGGGGTAAATAGTTTTTGGGGATATAGAAACTTCATACCAAGAATGGGGGCAATTGTGTTTGCATTGAAGAAGGATGGATATGTAATCAAATCCATTGCTCAAAAAGACCATAGCTGTCAATACGTTCTGGACATGGAGCAACTGAAAATATATGAGGGTATTTATACAAAGCCTACCAGAATAAAGCCACTGGTATCTCAAAGACAAATAAGTTTCTGGCAACGCTTATTTGGAAGTGCTAAAATATAGTAATGAAAAAACTATACAAAGATACCAAAAAGGCGTATACGAGGCGGTATCGTGTTAAACATGCAGATAAGGTTGCTAAATACAACAAAGAGCACTCAGCCGATACCGTTTCTCGTATACAAGCACGAAGAGAAATGGTAAAGAAAATGGGCAAGGGAGCACTGAGGCACAAAGAAATACATCACTCAAATGGCAATCCAAAAGATAACTCGAAAGGGAACCTAAAGGTTGCAAAGTTTGGGCATGGTGGCGGTGCTGGTAAAGGAAACAAAAACGCTTCCGGTCCACATAAAAAGAAAAGATAATCAATAGTGCCGGTATCATAGTGTAGTTCTATGTTTATGGGGTTGCTCCCATAGGGAAGTGACTAGGCTTAGCGGCCAACTCAAACGGTGCAAATCCGAAACCGGCTTCTTATATTTCCACTCTAAACAACCATTGACAAGGATATCTAATTGTAGTATATTCATTTAAGTTAATCTAGTTATAAATAGCATGACCGAAATTCAGATACTAAACGACAAAATTATGCAAATAGAGATAGAGAGAATACTGTTGAAATTTGCACTTAGGGAGATAACATTAGAAGAAGCTCGTGCAGAAATAATTAAAATCTGTA